AATGGAAAGCAATAGATACTTTGCAAAGATTGTTTATGAAATGGTTTAATAAACTTAGAACAAAAGCAATAGTAGCTTTTCCAGTGGAAACATTGGCAATGGTACATGATGGAAAGAATATTATAGATAAGGAATATAAAGACTTCTGTGCAGAAATGTATGCAGAGGGACATTCATTCTTTACTTATATTTCAGATAGTGCTGACAGTCTTGCATCATGTTGTAGGTTGAGGAATGAACTTGCAGAGAATACCTTCAGTCCTACATCAGGTCTTACTGGTGTAATGACTGGTAGCTGCAATGTTATCACTCTTAATATCAATAGGATTGTACAGGATTGTGATAAGGCTTATGGATTAAATAGGAATGGAGGATGGAAAGAAAATACTTCATTTCTTATAGATTACTTAGTAGATATTCTACAAAGAGTCTACAAGTATCATATAGCTTATAAGACTATGCTTTATGAGCAAGAAGAAAAAGGTATGTTTGCAGCTTGTAATGGTGGCTATATACACATGAGCAAGTTGTATAGTACCATTGGTATCAACGGCTTAAATGAAGCAGCCAGATTCTTAGGTCTTAGGGTATCTAATAATCCTGAATATATTAAGTTCTTGCAGTTGGTTCTTGGCACTATCAAAGAGGAAAATAAGAAGCACTCTATACATGATAGTAAGAGACCTTTCTTGTTTAATTCTGAGGTAGTTCCTGCTGAATCTCTTGGTGGTAAAAATTATAGATGGGATAAGAAGGATGGCTATTGGGTTCCTGAAGATGAAAATCTTTACAATTCATATTTCTTTGATGCCCATGATGATACTTCCGTACTAGATAAGATGATTTTGCATGGAAGGCAGACAGCACAGTATTGTGATGGAGGTTCAGCTTGTCATATTAATCTTGAAGACCATTTAAGTAAGGAGCAGTATCTCAAGCTGATAGACTTTGCTGTAGCTAATGGAACTAACTACTTTACCTTCAATATACCAAATAGTAAGTGTGATGATTGTGGCTACATTACTAAGCATCCTATCACTGAGTGTCCTAAGTGTCATAGTAAGAACATCACCCAATATACCAGAGTGATTGGCTATCTCAGACCTATCAAGTCATTTGGTAAAGACAGGCAAGTTGAAGCAAGCCATAGAACCTATAGTGATGGAAGGAGTGAGATATGCTAAAGTATGTAGATGCAAAAGTAGTCTTTGCTGAAGTGCCAGATGAAGTGACTCTTGCTATCAACATATCTAATTGTCCATGTCAATGTAAGGGCTGTCATAGCTCTTACTTGGCACAGGATATAGGCACTGAATTAACTTTCAATGAAGTAAGGAAACTTATCAAGAAGAATAGTGGAGTTAGCTGTATAGCTATTATGGGAGGTGATGCAGAGCCAGACAAAATAAATACTTTGGCTTCTTTCATTATTAACCATTATAATTCCATAAAGGTAGCTTGGTATAGTGGAAGGCAAGAGTTGAATAATAATATTGACCTGTGCAACTTTGATTATATAAAACTTGGACCCTATAAGGAAGAGTTTGGTCCACTTAACAGTAGGACTACTAATCAGAGATTCTATAAAGTTAGTGATGGAGAATTAGTAGATATAACAAGCAGATTTTATGACAGAAATTTGGAAACCTGTAGTGGGATATGAAAGTCAATATCAAGTATCAAACCTTGGCAATGTAAAATCCCTTAATAAGGGAATATTAATGTCTCCCTCTACTACTCCTAATGGATACTCTATAATTAATCTTAGTAATAATGGTAGAAGGAAGTGTTTTGCAATTCATAGGTTAGTAGCTCAAGCTTTTCTGTCTAACTATAATGATTCACTGGAAGTTAATCATAAAGATGAGAATAAAGCTAATAATTCTGTAGAGAATCTTGAGATGTGCACCAGGTTATATAATATGAGATATGGCACTGGTATAATAAGGCATGCTGAGAGTAAAAGAGCTAATAATCATAGAAAAGTATTACAGTATGATTTAGACGGAGGTTTAATTAAAGAGTGGGAGAATGCAAGAATAGCATCTGAAACTCTTGGAATTAGTCATGCTAACATCATAGTAGCCTGTAGAGGCTATTATACTAAGAATAGTAGGAAATATCCTGTAAAGTCAGCTTATGGGTATGTTTGGAGATATGCAAATTGATAAAAATATAAATTTTGGAAACATGAAACTGAAAATTAAAGTAAAAGTATTGACTGAAGGCTGTATGCCTGTGATTAATGAGAATGGTGATTGGGTTGATTTGAAATCAGCAGTAGATATTACTATTCCTGCACCACAGTCTGATGTCCTCAAAAGGAGGACCATTGAAGGAGAGAGAGTAGGTCATAGGAATGTAGAGATTCCTACCTATTATATTCCTCTTGGAGTTGCAATGCAACTACCACAAGGATTTGAAGCTGTTATTGATTCGAGGAGTAGTGGTCCTAAGAAGTTAGGATTATTCATTCCAAATGGTCAAGGTGTAGTGGATAATACATACAATGGTAATAATGACCAGTGGCACTATGTATGTTCTCCTATGAGGGAGACTGTCATTGAAGCAGGTGATAGAATCTGTCAATTCAGGATTCAACTTAGTCAGAAAGCTACTATGTGGCAGAAGATTAAATGGCTGCTAAGTTCAGGCATTGAACTTGTGGAAGTGGATGACTTAGGTGATAATAACAGAGGAGGATTTGGTACTTCTGGTGTCAAGTAATAACTAAAAAGAAAGCATGAAGCATGGTATTAGAAGTAATTGGTATTATACTTGCAGTAATCATTCTATCTATTATCATTAATGGTATAGAAGATTACTGTAAGCAGAGCAAAAGGGTAAATATGTCTTTCAAAGAGGCTATGGATTTGGTAGAGTTGCCTGTGGTAACATTCTATAATGGAGATAAGAAACTTAACTTCTTGTTGGACACTGGAAGTAACATCTCCCAAATCAACAGCTCTATTCTTCCTCTTCTTGACCATAAGAAGATAGAGGAAAAAGATATGGATGTAACAGGAATTGAAGGTAATAAGGTGAACACTGAGTTCTGTGAAATGACAATCACTTATAAAGGACAAGAGTTTGTAGGTGATTTCTGCATTCATGACTTGGATGATGCCTTTGCTATTGTCAAGGAGGAGTCTGGTGTACAGATTCATGGTATTCTTGGTAGCCTGTTCTTCCAAAAGTATAAGTATGTCTTTGACTTTGCCTCATTAATAGCATATAGTAAGAAATAATGGAAGATATTATAAAACTTAGGTCCAGATATGGAGCTATAAACTACCTCAAGAAAATGCCTAAACCTGATGGTACTGATTCTAAAACTTATGTACTTAAAACTGATGTACCCACATTAAGAGTAGGTGAAGTTCAGGGAGGAAATAAGTTTATTGACCCATCAGGAGGTCCAATGATTGTGGTAGGATGTGAGCTTGAAGAAGCCAAGGCAGTTGTCAAATCTATAGACTTTGTTGAGGGTTATGGATGGACTATAACATTTGAATGATATGATATATTTAGTTACTAAAAATCAGGAACTATTTGAAAATAGTGCCTATAAAATAATAGGGGTAGATGAAAGTCTATCCCTATTAAAACCTCTCAGAATTGTAGGGCTGGATACTGAAACTAGTGGGCTTAATTGTCATACAGACAGGCTATTATCTTTGCAGTTAGGTTGTTTTGATTTTCAAGTAGTTATAGACTGTTTAACCATAGATATATTACTTTATAAAGCATATCTAGAATCAGACAGATTATTTGTATTGTGGAATGCTAGGTTTGACTTGAAATGGTTATATAAATATGGAATAGTTCCTAAAAGAGTTTATGATGGATTCCTTGCTGAGAAATTAATGTGGTTAGGATTTCCTACTATTCTTACTCCTGAAGTATGGGATACTATAAAGTGTTCAAGATATGACTTTGTTCCTGCTGATGAAAAGAAAAAAACTAAGCCTTACTATATTATATACATGAATCTCAAGAAGGCTGGAGAAATGTATTTGGGTATAGAACTGGATAAGTCTATAAGAGGTCAGATTATCTACAAAGGATTAGTAGGAGAAGTTATAGTCTATGCTGCTTTGGATGTTAAATATCTGGAGAAGATAATGGAATGTCAATTGAAGGAACTTGAAAGAAGAGGTCTTTTAACAGCTATTGATTATGAAAATAGGTTCATACTTGCTTTGGCTTATATGGAGTTTTGTGGTATCAGAATAGACATTGATAGATGGAAATCTAAGATGGCTAAAGACCAAGAGCTTCTTAATAAGTATTTAGACCAAATGAATGATTGGTTTGTAGAACATGAACCTAATTCTAAATATATTATTATTAATAGACAAGGAGACTTATTCACAGGTTTTAATACTAAGCCTGTAGTAACTATCAATTGGAATAGTAGTAAACAAATTATTCCTCTATTCAAGAAGTATGGTGTAGATACTTCTAAGATGGATAAAGAAACCAAGGAAAATAAAGACAGTATAGAAGCTAAAATTCTTAAACCTCAAAGTGATAAGTGCGGTCTTATTCCTCTATATATAAAGTATAAGGAACAGATGAAACTCTGTAGTACTTATGGAGAGAATTTCCTTAGACAAATAAATAAAGAAACTGGTCGATTATATACTAACTTTAACCCTATAGGCACTGATACAGCTAGAATAAGTTCAGGTGGGAAAGATAAAACTAACAAGATTGAGTATGTCAATATGTTAAATCTTCCTGCTGATGCTGAAACTAGAGCTTGCTTTATAGCTGAAGAAGGTAATAAGTGGATTAGTATTGACTATTCAGGACAGGAAACATATATATTGGCTGATATAGCTAATGATAAGGCTGTTATTAAAGAACTTACTTATGGTAGTGGAGATATTCATAGTCTAACTGCTTATATGTCTTATAAAAAAGAGATTCCTAGAGATACCCCTATAAAAGATATTAAGAAGTTATATCATAGTCTAAGAAATGAAGCTAAAGGTATTGAATTTGCTATTAATTATGGAGGAGATGCAAATACTATTTCCAATAACAAAGGCATACCTATAGATGAGGCTAGACAGATATATAATGACTATATGTCAGGTTTTAAGGGTATAAAGAAATATCAGGATTTCTGTAGGAAAGATGTAATGCAGAAAGGCTTTATAGAACTTAACCCCAGAGTAGGATATAAAGCTTATATCTATGATTTCCCGTATCTTCAAAAGATTAAATCTAAGTTTCAAGAAGAGGGATTTTGGGATTACTATAGAGAGATGAAAGAAGAAGCTCCTAACTGTGATACTGTACAAATGGTTAAACATTTTTTCAGAAGAAAGTCTAGCTCGGAGAAACAATCTATTAATTATAGAATACAGCATACTGGGGCATTATGCTATAAAGTAAGTATGGTTAATTTCTTTGAATATCTCAGAGCTAATGGTTTATTATTTAAGGTGCTAATTACTGTTACTCCTTATGATGAAATAAATTGTGAAGCTCCTGAAGAGATTGCAGAAGATGTAGCTCAAACTCTATATAATATAATGGTACAATCAGGTGCTTACTTTGTGAAGAGAGTTAAACTTGATGCAGATATATCCAGACATAAAGTATGTGTTAAAGATTTTGTGTTTAATGATGAAGTGGTTATGTCTGAAGGTGATGTTATAGCTTCTATAGGAGAGGATTATTTATTTAATATGAACAAGAATATTACTCTTAAAATAAAGGATTTACCAAAGAGCTATAAAGATTGCTTAGATGATAATGGACCTCTTCCTACTTATTGGGTACATTAATTATGAAAGAAGTAAATGATAATGTAAATCATCCATCTCACTATACACAAGGTGGGATTGAATGTATTGATGCTATGGAAAGTGCTTATGGTACAGAAGCAGTTATTATGTTCTGTATGTGTAATGCCTTTAAGTATCAATGGAGATTTAATAAAAAGAATGGTAGAGAAGATATTCTTAAATGCCAGTGGTACCAGAATAAAATGGTTGAACTACAAAATAAGTTGAATAATAAAGATAAGAATATGTGACATTTATAATTCATTTCAAAGATGGACATAGGGAAACCTATAATAATAGGTATGATGAGGATGTAGAGCATGAGAGAGATGCAGCTTGGGATGATGTCTATGCTACATTTCCTGATGCAGAATACATTGAATCTTTCTAAGTCCATCATAGGAGGGTAGAAAGATGAGTGGAATTAAGGTTAGTGTTAAAACAAAGGCTAAAGAGACTCTGAAACTATCTAACCACCTAAGGTCATTTCTTTTTGAACAGGAGTATGGTGAATTGAGTAACTGTACTCCTGCTCAGAAGAAAACTCTTAGGGATGCTTTGTTAGTTTTGAACTCTGTAGTCAGTAAAAGTAAGTAGTATGTTAGGAATTAAAGGCATTCTAAAAGTGTAGTATGAGACAATATACATCAAGAGAGTTCATAAAGATAGTAGAGTTTAATGGTTTCCATTATAACAGACATAGTGGAGACCATGCTATCTATGTGAATGATAAGGGGAGGCATATCAGCATACCTAAGAATCTTGAATGTGTAATTGCTCGAAGACTGATTAAAGAGAATAACTTGATAACAGACATTAAAAGGAGAAAAAGGAGAAAAAGAAAATAATGGACAATTATAATTATCCTATGGGTGCAGATACTAAAGACGCACCCTGGAATCAGGTTGATAATCCTGAAAGGGAAATTGAGGTCACAGTAAGTGTCACCCTTAGTAAAACTGTAAAGATTAAGGTATCTGACTTTGAGATTACTGACTCTGGAAAGGATGAAGATGGTGAGTATTTTGAGGATATAGATTACTCAAACTGTGACCTTAAAGGTGCAGTTGAAGAGCAATACCCAACTCCTGACAAGATATTGGAGAAATTAGGGGAGTTTGCTGAGAAATACCCTCATAAAGTTTACCCTAATTATAAGACAGGGGTATTCAAGGGTTGGAATGTTGATGACTTTGAAGTGATTAAGGAATACTAAACTTAAAGAAGTATAATGAAAGTATTAAAGATTTATTCAAGAACTTGTGGACCCTGCAAGGTGCTGGAGAGCAATCTCCAGCTTGCAGGTATTCCACATGAAAGTATAGATGTTCAGTCTATACAGGGTGAGGATATTGCATCCAAGTATGAGATAAGAACAGTCCCTACTCTCATCTTAGTAGATGATGAGGGAAATGTTGTAAAAAGACATAGTGGTCTGTTAGGTATTCAAGAATTAAAAGAGTTTTGCAATGAAGCTGATTAAACCAAGTTTTGAAATATGGGAACAATCTGCTGGTCTTGAAGGAGTTTATAAACAGATTGAGAAAGTAGGTAGAGTATGTTATAAGTCTGAGGATAAGATAACAGAAGATTCTGCCAAGCCATTTGTAGATAGGATGATTAAGTCTGGTCATGGTGCTATGTTAGAGCATGGTACTGTATATTTACAATATGAGGTTGTAAAGGGTGCTATTAATCCTCTAACAAAATACTATCTCAACAAATACTCAAAAGTTAAAGCAAAAGAGGGAGCAATTGGAGAAACTATGAGATTGTTTGTTACTACTAATCTTAGAGTGTTAGTAGAGAATGGTTGGCTTGATGACTTGCAGTACATCTGTGAACCTACAGAGTACCATGAGAGAAGAGTTACTGTACACTTTGTATGTGATAGAGGTGTATCACATGAGTTTGTAAGGCATAGAGTAATGTCTTTTGCTCAGGAAAGTACAAGGTATTGTAATTACTCCAAGGATAAGTTTGGTAATGAACTTACCTTCATTATTCCTTGTTGGTTGGACATACCAGAAGGAGTAGCATATTTCCATGATGGTATAAATTACAGAGTTGGAGCTACAATGGAGAACCCATTTGGAGAATCTGTGAACTTCAAGGCTTGGGTAAATAAAAAGAGTAATTATGTAGAAGTACATGATTACATTCAAGCATTAGATAGTGCTGAGAAGGCATATTTTAGGTTGATGGATAAATGGGAAAATAGAGTTGCTGATAGAAGATATACTACAGGATTTAGAGGTAATCCATGGACACCTCAGCAAGCAAGAGCGGTTTTACCTAACTCCTTAAAGACAGAATTGGTTGTAACTGGATTTACATCTGATTGGAAGCATTTCTTTGGTCTGAGAGCAATAGGTACTACAGGTGCTCCACATCCTCAGGCTAAGGAATTAGCAGAACCTTTAATGAAGGAATTTATTGCAAGAAAGTATATTAATAACTAAAAAATTGGTGTTACTAAGCAAGAGGCTGAAACATTTATGTCTAATATAGAAAAGCTTATTTGATATGATTGAGCAAATAAATCAGTTAAAGCAAGGTTCCATTATTAGTGAGAGTTCTCACTATATTGTGAACAGAGTATCAGGCTCTAATGCTTGGCTTACTCATTTTGAGAGTGGTGAAGAGGTTCAGATTGGTATGAGCTATTTGAAGAACTATACTAATTCTGCTGACCTGTTTGAGACTACAGTAAAAGTAACTAAGGAAGATAAGAAGGATGGCACTCTTGGTATTAGAAGTATTTGGGAGAACATTCACTCTGGTCAAGTATTTACTGTATGCTTCAAGAAGCAGGATAAGCCTAAGAGTAAGAGGAAGTTACAGGAAGAGATTGATGCTATTGTAGAGCAGTTCTCAAATAGTATTGACACAGTTAAGAACAATAAGAAAGGCGTTGCAAATGCAGCAAAGAATCTTACTACTGAGCTGATTAATAACCCTATACTTCCTTATGAAGAAGGTGAAGATAGAGTTCTTAGAGGCTATAAGATTCAATTTGAATCAAGAGATGGCAGATATGATTGTGTAGATATGGATATTACTAAGACTGATAAAGAGTCAGGTATTAGACCAGTCAATATCAACACTATCAAGTGGCTTATATTCAATGGTGTCAAGTACATTGTTGAGTAATCTTATAAGGAGGAGTAAGTTAATCACTTATTCCTCCTTAACTTTTTCCCATAATACCTTGTGTATTACAATTAAATTCCTTACCTTTGCACAAATAATATTTTAAATTATATGAGTTGTTTAATTATAACACCAGAAATTAGAGAATTAGCTAAGAAGTTTCCTAATGAAACAGAGCAATCAGTACTTAACTTGGTTGGACTGTGGCAGGAAAAGAATAATAAGTCTATTGAGGATATTCCAATGGGATATGAACTTCAAGAGTTTATTAAGGAGCTGAGAAGTAGTGAGGCACTTAGCAGTTCTTTTGATACTCCAAGGATTACTTCTGTTGAGGAGCAGCAAAAGGTGGACCTACTCTTTGACCCAAGAACAAGAAGAGATAGAGTAACCCTTATTGCAAGATTCTTCAGCAATGAAGTTGATAATGCCTTGCAGGAAATGACTGATTCTTTGAAGAGAAGAATTGATGATGCCAGTGGTGTAGAGAAAGAAGAATTGCAGGCTGAACTTAATAGCTTGGATAGATTCTCTGCTATAAAGAAGTACACTCCTGCTGGTATATTCAAGAGAGTAGCTAACATCTTCAATTCTTATGTACAAGATACAGAAGAAGGTAGAATACAGCAAGAACTTAATGCAATCAATTCTATGAGAGGTGCAGATAAGTTCTCTGATGAGCAGAAATTAGAAGCTGCCAAGAAGAAAGCTACTTATAGGAATCAGGAATATAAGAAGATAGTTGATGACCCTTATGTCTACAAGGCTCTTGCTGAGGAAGCAAGTACTTTGCTTGTAATGACTGAGGGTATTAGGATAGACCCCAACTACATTGCACCTGCTGATGCAAACCTCAATGATGATGACCCTGATGGTAACAGTGAGGTAGATAATGAAGCAGAGGATTGGAGACAAGAAGAGGCTTATAAGGATGGATGGATGACTAATTTCAGACAGGTAAGTTCACATGAGTCTCTGTCACAAGCTGTAAGAAAAGTAATCAGACAAGTACCTAAACTTGACTATAGAGGTAAGTATGAAAAGGATGATTTAGGTTTCACAAGATACCTTGATGCTGACTATGTTCATGCTACTTTCATTGACAAGTTAAGGAACATGATTAACTCTGATGATATGCTTCCTTTGATGCAGGATTTGCAAAGAATCAAGCCTTGGGTTAAGCAAGTAACCAAGTTACTTCAAGGTGATGAGACTTTATTCTCTCAGTTCTATCAAGACTTCAGAAAGGATTTTATGCCTTACTGGATTCAAAAGAAGAAGGTGATGCCTGATGGTACTTTCAAGATGGAAACTATTGCCATCAATAAGCCTGAAGGTGTGTATTATCTCCTTGATGCTTGGAGAGATAACTATGAGAATGGAGTACAGCTTGATGATGATAGTGTATATGAGAAGAATGGGGAAATAAACAAGGATAATGCAGCTAAAGGTTTACAATGGACTGAGACATTGAACAATATGTTCCAGAACCTTGATACAGAATCCAGACTTCAACTCTTGGAGAGAGAAGATGTATGGAATACCATAATGAAGTTGCTTCATATGTTAGGTATTGATGCCAATCCTTCTGTATTAAAGACTGCATTAACTGATATAAAGACAGCTCCAGGTATCACATTTACTGACCCAATTATGCTTCTTTTACCACAATTGAATGTTATATTCAGTGGTATTAAGAAAGGTGAAGTCAAGTCTGAGACAAGAGAGGATGGTACTGAGAAGAGAGGAGACCTTATCAATACTTTTGGCTCTGCTTACAACATGATTGCAAGTATGATGGCAGAAGTAACTGAGGATGCTATTGAGAGTAGTGTCAGAGAGAATGATAAGTCTTACTATTCTCATGTTACTCCTAACTACTTAGGTAAACTTATTAAGAATCTCAAGAATGTTATGAATGACAAGGAGAGATTTGAACAGTTTATGCAGACTGAGTTCAAAGACTATGAGTGGTTCTTTAAGGATGGTCATTGGAGAAATGACTGGCTAAGACAGCTTGCAGAGTCTGATGAATTGAGAAGAGGTCTTAACCATAAAGTAGTGCTGAACTCTGATAAGGTAGACTATACTAATTGGGATGATTTGGACTATACTTTAGCTCTTCTTACAGAGTATTGGGGAGACCCTGACTCTGCAAAGTCAAGTATAAAATATGCTTGGTATCATGTTCCTATTCTTTCAGATAGTCCTTCTGCTGAATTTATCAGATTCAGAAAGTACACAACAGGTGATGTGCTTGATGAAAATGGTAAGAAGAGAACCTATGATGATGTTATCCTTGACAAGTTAGTAGACTTGGTTAATCAAGAGTATGACAGAATCATGCTGGTTAGAGAAAGGGATGAGGCTTATCAGAGTGGAGATAAGAGTGTAGAGCCTATTGCAAACTATGATATTGTCAGAAAGAAAGATGGTAGTATAAAGAGTATGGGAGGTGCAAAATTTAAGTTCCTTCCTGCACTTAACAACATCAGATATGACAATGGAGAGACATTCATTGATAGGTTAAGCAGACTTAAATCCAAAGGCACTGGTGCTGAACTCAGAAACTTTCTAAGAACTGCTCTTAATGACATGATGGAAGATGGTTTTGAACAGACCTACAGAGATTGGTCAAGGGCAGGACTGCTTGATGAACTTCCTAATGGCAAGTACAAGTATCTTCCTTTTGAAGGTCAGTCCAAGCAGAATGCAATAACTGCAAAAGCACTTATTAAGGCTAAGGATGCTTTAGGTTCATTATGGAATACCAATATGGAACTAATGCTTAGAGCCTACAACAATAATAGTGCTTTTGATAGCAGAGAGGCTAATAGCCTAATGGAGCAAATCAAGGCATTGCTTACAGATAAGGCAACAAGAGGTGAGATGGAGTTGAAAGATGCTCAGTCAATCTCAAGAAGCCTGTTTGTTAAGAACAATGCTAAGGATGCACTTAGGGAATACTATTGGAACAGTAAGTTAGCTACTTCACAAATTATCCAGCTTACTACTACAGACCTTGCTTTCTATAAGAATCTTGAGGACTTTCAGAAGAGATATAAGGAGGTTCATGCTCCTGCCCTCAGACTGAATACTAAGGCTACTTATAAAGGTGAGAGAATTGGTAGGGACTGGGAAAGAACTATCTACTTGAAGGATGATGAGATAGTATCTTCTGTACTTGAAGACATCAAGACTGTACTTGATGAAAGGGTTAGAAGAAATGAAATGACTAAGATAGACAGAGATAATATCATCAGCAAGTTCAGAAATGTGAATGTAGCAGATGCTCAGGCATATAGAAGTTTGAGTTCCTATAGGGCAATACTTGGTATGTCAGGTCAGTGGACAGATGATATGGAGCAGGCATATAACAACTTCAAGAATGGAGATTGGAATATCAAAGACTTCAATATCATTTGGCAGACTAAGAAGCCTTATGTTTATACACAAGTCAATAATAACAGTGGCATTGAAGGTCATACTGGAATTAAGACTCCTGTACAGCATAAGAACTCAGAGTTCCTATTACTTGCTATGCACGAACTAATTGCTGGTCCTTTAGGAAGGTCAGGTAAGCTGAAAGCCATAAATAAGTTTATGGAGGACAATCAGATTGATGTAGTTCAGTTTGAGTCTACTACTAAGGTTGGGAAACAAGGTGTAATAGATTTGAATGATGTAAATGCAGAGGCTGATGTAATTCAGAGGCTTAAAGATGCTACAGGCATTGGATTTGGTAATGAGAATCCTAATGTAGTACATAAAGTATCTTATGAAGATTATGGTATTCAGACTGCAACTCCTGAACATGCTATTGATGCTGTTCAGTTGGTAGGTACTCAGATTAGAAAACTAATTACTGCTGACATCTCTGATGATACAATCATTGAGGTTAATGGTAAGAAGATGACTAAGAAGGAATGGCTTGACCTGTACAATGCTATCAACACTGAGAACATTCTTCAAGCATTTGCTGATGCAGATGAGATATTCAAAGACCCAAAGAAGGTGGAAGAAATCTTACTTGAAGAGATAAGAGGTAATCAAAGATATGGTATGGATATGATGAGGGCTTGTACTCTTGATGAGAACAACAACTTCAATATCCCTCTCTTTGACCCTGTGCAATCTCAAAGAGTACAGACACTTCTTAATAGTGTAATCAAGAGTAGAATTACTAAACAGAAGATTAGAGGTGGAGCTTTAATTCAGGTATCTGATTATGGCTTGACTGATGAACTTCATGTAGTATTTGAAGGTGCTAACAAGAGGATTAAGTATCTTGAATGTTATATGCCTGCATATAGTAGAGAGTTCTATGAGCCTCTCATGGACCCAAATACTCACCAGCTTGATGTAACTAAACTTCCTGAGGATTTGAGAAAGTTGATTGGATATAGAGTCCCGACAGAGGATAAGTACTCAATGGCTCCTCTGTATATTAAGGGATTTCTTCCTCAACAGAATGGTTCTGCAATCATGCTTCCTGCTGAGATTACTACCCTGTCAGGTTCTGACTTTGATGTGGATAAGATGTATATCATGTTACCTGAGTTCAGAGTTAAAAAGTATGATATGAGACAGGCAAGAGAGGACTATGCAAGAATGAATAGCCTATTCAATCAAGTATTATCACAGTTCACTCATAGCCAGTTGGCAGAAGATATTCTCAATGCAGATACTGATGACTTTAAGGAATGGTTCAAGGAGAATAAGGAGAAGTACAGACTTGCCAAGCCTGTTATAAGCAAGGTAAAGTATGACTTCAACAAGTCTCCACAGGAGAATAGTCTTGAAGCAAGAAATAACTTGCTGATAGATATGATGTATGGAGTTCTGACTAATGCAGATACAGCTTCAAAGATTCTTAACCCAGGTGGCTTTGATTATCAGAAGAAGTCTGCAAGAATAATGACCATTCTCAATGATTCTTATGAGAGTGACTTGGCTCAAGCATTAAAGGATGTAGGTGTAGAACTTAATAAGACTATACAGAAAGGTGTAAAGTCTTATCCCAAGTCTATTGCTTCATATCTATTTGACTTAGACCTTGATACTCTTGATAAGTTGGCAGAAAAGACAAAAGTCAAGATGGACCCATTATCACCAAGAACTCAGGTAATGTTACACCAACAGAACATGACTGGTGCTAAGTTGATTGGTATTTATGCCAACCATAATGCAAACCATGCTTTGATGCAACATACTCAGTTAGCTTTGGATGAAGAAAATGGCTCATTTGTATTGAATGGAAAGAGACTTACATCTTTACATGATATTATGAATGGTGACAAGGAATTTATCTCAAAGAATAATGCTGGATTCTTGGCTGCTTCTGTGGATAATGTTAAAGACCCTGTGCTTGCAGCACTTAATCAGAATACTTTCACTGCTGATGCTTCTATGCTTCTCTCAAGATTAGGTTATAATCCTATTGAGATAGGTCTGTTAATGATGCAGCCTATTGTACAAGAGATTACTCAGACCTATTTCAGGGAGAGTAGAGAGGGCAAAGGCAAAGATACTATCATTGATGAAGTACTGGATAAGTATAAGGAGAAGGCTGCTCTTAATAATGACTTGACTTATGATAACTACAAGAATAATAGCTTCTATATTGAAGAGCTTGCAGACAATATAATGCTTGCTAAGGAGGCTGTTACTGACAGGTCTCAGACTTCTGATTTTAGAAAGATTGAGTTCTATCAGAAACAAGTTGCAGTTGGATATTTGTTCAAGAGAATTATGAACTCTGCTGATGCTTTAGGGCAGTTAGTACAGGCTACAAGGTCTGATACCCAAGGAGGTGCTGCTGGTCCTACTATTGCAGATACAGAGTTGAAGATGCAGAAAGTGAAAGACCTGTTAGACCAAATAGAGAATAATGACAAGTTCCCATTGAAGAATGCCAATGTAATACTTGATGGTCTGTTATCAGACAGTCCTGACACTGACACTCTAAGAGAAAGACTATTGTCAGCTCCTCTTCCTTTCTTACAGGCTTTCTATACTCTTGGCTTACAGAAAACAGAAGAAATGTTAGGGTCTTATTTCCCTCAATATACTGAATCATTCAGAGCTGTAATTAATGACCTTAGAGACATGACAAAGACTGGTAAGTTAAATGTAAAGACTATGAACAGTATTTATAATGACTTGCTTGCCTACATCATGTCAAAGAATGGATTCTTTGGTTCTGAATTGATTGTAAACCCAGACTCAGAAGTAGGTGATGTTATTGTAACTTCCTCTGACAAGAGAAAGGATTTCATCAATAACTTCCCTGAATACTTCAAGAGAGTGGTTACAGATAATGAGGATATAGCTGACCTTGAATTTATTAAGAGACTCAAGGTAATCAGGGCAAATGACAGTAATCCTGTAGACACAGTAGTGTTTAAGAATGTAGGTCAGTTAAGTCCTACTTTGAGAGAAAGATATATGAGAGATTGGGCATCTCTATTGTATATGAGTAACCCAGAAGCTCAGAAACTCGCTCTTAACTTATTCAGATACAGCTATTATAGGAATGGCTTTGCATTTGGACCTTCAACCTTTATCCATTTGGCACCTGTGGCAGTGAGAAATGCTATCCCAGAGTACATAAGTACATTGAGAACTCTCTTGTCATCAAGTGATGACTATAGTCAATTTGTAGACCAGTATGTTTATAACCACTTGGATAATAGAAAGTTGGTTCCTGAAATCCCTGATACAGCCTCTGTCCAATTCATAGGAGAGGATAATGAAGTTAAGGATGAAGTTACATTTGTAATTGATGATAATGCTACCTTTGGAGATAAGAAAGTTATCAAGAAAAGGATAGATACTCCTGATGGTCCTGCTTATGACTTCTTTAAGTATATAGGTAGAAGAATCAGAGGAAGTTATGTCTATTACAAACTATCATCTGTAGGTACTGAACAAACTAATGTTGCAACCTATGAAAGGATTGAACCATTAGGTTTCAGAAACAGCTTCATTGAATATGAATATGGCAAGGATGTAGAGGAGATGGAAACTGTAATTGATAAGAATAGGAAAGATTATGACCCTTATGCAGATACATTGTCAAGATTTGACCTTGGAGATGCTGAGGTTGATTATGATTCTATGCCTGATTATCAGAATATGCCCCAAGAGTATTGGGATTCTATTCCACAAGTAGATACTGATGCTTTCCAACAGGTATATGGCACTCCTCTTGATACTTCTGCTCCTAAGGCTGATGATGTAACAGCTATTCAGCCTAATACAGAGTATAAGGATGAGAATGGTGATAATATTTGTGGTGCTCTAACATTATATAGTTTATAAGATATGGCAAGAAGTTGTGCAATTATTCCAAAGGTGAAGAATAGAAATGGTCAGGTAGTGGACAGCAAGTTATTCAAGGACTTGCTGTCCTTCACCTCTAACAATAGAAGTGAAACTACAAGACTGTATCTTATCACAAAAAGCAGTCAGTTCATAAAGGACTGGCAACCAAGATTAACATTAGATGAAAACAATGAACCTACATTGAGAAGTTTGCTAAAGCAGACTAATCTTAGTAATGTCATTCCAGAGACTAAAGTACTTGAAAGGCTTAATAGAGAAATAGGGTACTATAAGAAGGGAATGGACAGACCAGCCTTATGGGTAAACAATGATGAGAATTATCAGAAGTTGAAACAGAAGGCTATAGCCTTTAATCAGAACTCAGAGTATAGGGATGATTATGTAGCTAACATAATCAAGATACAAGATTCTGAATCTCCAAGAGTATTCATTGGAGTAAAGGTTGAGAAAAGAAACAGGCTTAACTCTGTTGATGCAGATAAGATGGAATACAATGAAAACCTTAATAGTAGGTTGAGAGGTATTCTTGAATCTCATGGAATAGGGATAGGTGCTTTGACTGACCTTGAAAAGAGAATGGGTATTCATGGTGTAACTGACTTTGATGTTGCAAGAAATGCAGCAAATGGTCTTGTTGAAATGATTAGGCTTGCTAATGGTATTCAAGGTGAAAGAGCACTTCCTGAGGAATTTGCACACTTTGCCATTGAAGCTATGGGAGATAATCCACTTATCAATAGACTTATCAATAACATATCTTCCAATGGATTGGCAAGAGAAATTATAGGTGAGGACTATGACACCTATGATACCTTATATCATAGTGATGAGGCTAAGTTGGCAAAGGAGGCTGCGGGTAAATTACTTGCAAAACATCTCCTTCAAGGAGAGAAAGTCCCATCTGCTCCTTACAGTAATCTGCTGCAAAGAGTAATTCAAGCAGTTAAGAGTTTCTTTAAGAATATTAGTGCAAGTCCCATACAAAGAGCCATGAAAGAGGCTGATAAGAACTTTGGTTCTTTAGCACAGCAAATCCTTGATGGTAGTATGGATGAGGCTATTGACATTAGCAATATTACTTCAAGTGGGGTGTTTTATAATACCTCAGAGAGAGTGGCAAGAGATAAAAAGCTGCTTCAAGGAATCATTGAGAATGAGTTGAAGAGATTGAAGATTTATGAAAAGAGAAATCCTAATAGCCAGTTTAGTGCTAATCAAAGGTTACTCATTGATAGATTGGATATTGAATTAGCTGACAACAATGAGATTGAGGGTATCTATACTTTTGTTGAGAATGCTCTTGAAGAATTAACCAAGGTAAGTGATAGGCTTACTATGTTGCAGAATACTCCTGCTACCAATGTTAAGGAAAGAGCTGGTGTTCTAAGAGATGTCAGAAACTACTTGTACAGTTACAAGCATATTACTGATGATATTAGAAAGGCTCTTATTGATGAAGAGAGACATGCAGACAATAGGTATGGTCAAAGAGTAAGGGTTGTGTTAGACAACACAACTACACTACTTGGAGACTTGTTTGTCAGATACAACAATGTAGCAATGCCTCTCTTTGTTGATTTTATTAAACCTTTTGTAGGGGAAAGTATAACTGTTCCTTTTGGCAAGTACAAGGGTAAGACTATGACTGCTGAAGACTTGGTTAAGATAGCTGACAAGGATATATCTTTCTTTGATAGATGGCTTGATTCTATGGCAGACTCTTCAGATTATATGCTGAAAGTTATGGACCAAGCTGTCAAGAAGAGTAAAGAAAATGCAAGGTTGGAGACTATCAATGTTATGAAGGAGCTTCAAGCTGCTACCATTAAGTTAGAGCAAGCTGGAATTAAGAGCACTGATTGGATGTTTGAAAGAGACAGTAAAGGTAATCTTACAGGTAATTATATCTCTGAGATTAACCAAGGCTTATTCAAGGAGAAAGTCAGAGAAATGTTCAAGTCCCTCAATGAGAAGTATGGCAAGAATCCTGTAGGAGATAATGCAGAGAAGTACAGAAAAGAGAGACAAGCTTGGTTTGATGCTAATATGGAAGTAGTCAATGGAAAGAAGCAACCTAAAGTATCAATCTATGGCAATAAGGCTTATCAGAATTTGAATCCTGCCCAAAAAGAATACTACAATAGGATTATGGAGATAAAAGCCAAGCTGGATTCATACCTTCCTGACAAGTATACTACCTTAACTAATGCAGTTAAAATCAGAAAGGACTTACTTGAAAGAGTGAAATCCTCTGATGGTGTAAAGTCTGGAGCCAAACAACTGTGGGAAAGTGTAAAAGATGAGTTCATTAGGAGGACTGATGACACTGAGTTTGGAGACAGAGCTACAGTAAAGGACTTTGAAGGTAAAGAGGTACAAGTGCTTCCTATCTATTATACCAAGATGAAAGAAGGTGAAAGTCCTAATGACCTATCTACTGATATAGCATCTACTCTTACAGCCTATGCAGCTATGGCTAATGACTTCAATGAAATGAATAAAGTAATTGATGTTCTTGAGCTTGGTAGAGCTATGCTGAAAGAAAGGGAGATTATACAGACAAGAGGTGGTAAACCACTGGTTGAAAAGTTCAAGTCTGTAGGTAGGAAAGTTGAATCTACTCTCACTAAGTCTGGTGATGAAACAAGGTTCATGCAGAGACTGAATGACTTCTTTGAAATGCAGGTATATGGCAGGTATATGGCTGATAAAGGCACATTTGGTAATACTAAGATTGATAAAGGAAAGGTAGCTAACTTTGTTAATAGGATGACTTCTCTCAATACATTAGCTGTCAATGTACTATCAGGTATTTCCAATGTAGCTACAGGCAAAGTGATGATGAGAATTGAATCATTTGCAGGTGAGTTCTATAATGAGTCCAATACACTACATGCTGATAGAAATTATGGTCAAGCATTGCCTAAGTTCCTTGCAGAGATTGGTAATAGAGTCAAGACAAGTAAACTTGCCTTATGGGATGAATTATTCAATGTATTGCAGGAATATGAAACTGATGTTAGAGAGGTAAACTTTGATAGAAAGACTTGGTTCAGTAGAATGTTTAGTACTTCTGCCCTGTTCATTATGAATAATGCTGGTGAGCATTGGATGCAGAATAGAACTTCATTAGCACTTGCAGATGCTTATAAGATGAAAGCTCCTGATGGTAAAATAGTTTCCTTATGGGATGCTATGGAGGTGGTTCCTATAGATAAGAACAACAAGAAGTTAGGTGCTAAGTTGCAGTTAAAGCAAGGTTATACTAAGGAAGATGGGTCTGCATTTACAAGAGATGATATTATAGCATTTAGTAGGAAATCTGCTGCTATAAATCAGAGAATGCACGGTATTTACAATAAGGCTGATAGAAGTGCAGTGCAAAGATTAGCTGTAGGTAGAATGGGTGTTATGTTCAGAAAGTGGATTAAACCATCTCTTAACAGAAGATTCAAGTCTGCTACATATAACTATGATTTGCAATCATGGACAGAGGGTTATTATAACACCACAGGCAGGTTCTTGATGCAGCTTGCTAAGGAATTGAAAGAAGGTCAGTTTGCATTAGCTGCAAATTGGAACCAACTTACCAAGACTGAAAAGGCAAATATCAAGAGAGCTGCAACTGAGGTTGGTCATTTCTTGGCAGTAGCACTTGTGCTTGGTCTTATGGACTGGTCAGATGATAAGGATAGACCTTGGCTGGCTAAGATGGCAGAATACCAAGCAAGAAGATTATACACTGAATTAGGTTCACAAATTCCTGGACCTCAGATGGTTGGAGAAGGATTGAAGATTCTTAAATCTCCTGCTGCTGGTGTCAGCACTCTTGAAAAAACTCTTGATTTAATTGGACTTATGAATCCATTTAATTATGAGGCATTTGCTGAAGAAGATGACTTAATCCAGTCAGGCAGATATAAGGGAGAATCTAAAGCAACAAGACTATTCTTTGAGTCTCCTCTTATCCCAATGAATAAGACCATTTATAGAGGTTTGCATCCTGAGGAAGGTATTCCATTCTTTAAGCAATAAAGTTAATTGTTAATAATAGAAAGGGGAGGAGTAGATTAAGTTCTACTCCTCCCCTTATTTTTTTTATTTCCTACAAAATAAAAGGGAAGTAACATTTCTGTTACCTCCCTAATAAAAAATTTCATCCTACTGACTAAAAGGCTATACACTTAACAGCTTGGTTTCTCTCTTCTTGAGAGATTCTGTTCCATTGTTCTTCAGTCCAACCTTTTTTTACAAGGACTTTCCATTGCTCCTTTGGCAAATCTTTGAATTTATTAGGACCATAATCTACCCCAGTATTATCTTGACCAACTATATAGTTTACTTGATTTGGGTCAAATATAACATATATATCTCCATACATCATATTGTCATAAAGGTCCTTGAATATAACTGAGTCATATCCATTATCCATAGCATATTGGATAGCTTCTTGCATAGAATTATGCTTACTATCTTGATTATATCTACCAGCAGTTAAATTCTCTACTACATAAGGGTTATTAATTATCACGTCATATTGATTCTTGTACTTCCTTTGAGATAAGAAAGATTGAGACTCAGGTGCTCTATCTGCAAAGAATATAGCCCTTGATGAACCACCATGTTGAGCAAAATACCCTTCTGGCATTTCCTTATTAAATCTGTATATTATCTCATTAGAAGTGTGCCATAACCTTTTCCCTTTTAATTGACCTTCAGTGCTCAAATATACAGGAGTTTTAGCATAATTACCAGCATTAATTCTCTGATAATAACTTATAAGAGAGGGTCTAAAGTTATTCCAGTTAGTAACCTTGGTAAAGAGTTCCTTGAAGAAATCAAGTATTCTCTTGCCTAAGCCTCTATTCTGTCTTGTCATTACATACTCTCTGAATCCTTCTGCCATATCTTCCTCAAGAGAAAGATTGTCTTTTTCACCATATAATTTCCTTGCTTCATCATATAGTGCCTGTCTCTCATTATTGTCAAGAAGAAGATTAAATACAGCATGGAATGCTTCATGGTATGCAGTACCTTCAGCAGCTATGTCAGACAATGTGATTACACCTTTATCAAATTGACCCCAAGCTAAAGCACCTTGTCTGCCTACTTTAATAAGACCTTTTACTACTTGTACTCTATCATTCTTACTTAATTGAGGTAGCACTCTACTAATCCAATTAAGCTCCTTTTCCTGATTCCATACTGTAGCTTCTGTGTCATCTACTCTTCTTAAAATAAATTCATCTTCAAACTCCTCATCATGGTCATTTATTTCCTTTTCCTTTTGAGCAGTATAGGCAGCACCTGTCTGGGTATTACCTTGATTAATAGTTGCAGGAGTCTCTACAGTAGTAATAGGAGCAACACTTACAGTAGGTACTGCATCAGGGTCAAACAATATAGTCTTTTCTGATGCTAAGTCTCTCATTCTTTGAGGATTACCTAATAAGGCTTTTCTAATGGAATCCTCAACTTGAGACTCACTCATACCTCCTTGTACAGGATTATTCCTTATAAGTAAGAATGTTTTACCATTAGGAAATACTGCATAGTAATTATTTGAAGCTACATGAGCTGTTTCTCCCTGTCTGCCAAATCCCTTGGTTATATTAGGAACCTTGGTTACATGGACATCTACTTCTGTAATACCTGCAATAGGAGTTAAATACCCTTTATGTAACTTGCCATTCAACTCAAAGTAACCTACTCCCTCATCAGCATTATTCATACTGTGTTCAGGTGTCAAATCTTCAATAGGGTTCTGTGTCTCTAATGAAGTTTCAAAGATAGGTAACACTGTCTGAGCTTGTGCTGGAGTAGCAGGAGTTTCTGTAGATTTATCTACTTTAACTGCACTTACCAAAGGCACATTAACAGCAGGATTATATGTAATAGGAATACCCTTTTCACTTTGTACTGATGATACATTCTCCTTATTATAACTCAATACAAATGGCATTACAGCTAACTTAGTAACTGGTACACCATACTGAGATTCAAATAGGTTCTTGTAAGCAGAAAGTTGTAAAGTATAGTAATCCTTTGCACTCATTCTTTGAGTAGCAGATGGAGTGGTAAAGTAATTAACCTTGTGACCATATCTATCTGTAAAGTCATAGAAACTATATCTGCTTGTCTTTACATCATAGATTCTAAAGTTACCATCCTTGTCAATAGAAAGAATATCAACCTCACCTGCAACTCTTGTACCATCAGGATATTTCTGGAACAATACAATATTATCAGCAAGGAATCTCTCTCCCATTTGCTCCATATTTGACTTAATCCTATTAAGGGAAGTAATCAAATCTATGAAAGCATTTTCCGACATATTGGATGGTCTTGCTATCTTAGATACATCTCTTATAGTAAAGTACTGTCTGATGATACTATCTACTGCTGAACCAGCATCAAGTGCCCTTTGTGAATTAGTACCAGACATCTTGTCTCTTACTATATTCACAATAGTATCTCTACTCTTGTCATCAGTCTTACCTCTGTAGGCAGTCAAGTCTACCTTAAACTTGTTCTCCAAGTATTTCAGGTAATTCTCATACTGAGTAAGATTATTTACAAACTTGCTAAGATTAAGTCTTGCTAATTCAAGAGCCTTTGTCTGCTTGTCAGATTCTACCCAATTAGAGCCTAATCTGCTATGTACTCTACTATACTGATGATATTCACCATCATCTTCAAGTACATAATAAAACTCACCATCAGTTCTTGTCTTATCTACCCTCTTTTGGTTCTCATATATTTCACTGACAACCTCCTTAGACTTGGCAACTCTATCCTCTCTTTCCTTCTTTCTACCTGCAATAGTATCCTTTACATCTTGTGCATCCTGACCACTGAGATATACTTGCTTACTTCTGTCAAGTACCTTACCATCAGGAGTAAGGACTTTGTTATCTACCATCATTGAAGAGTTAGTAGAATCCCCAAAGTTATCTTGTGCCCAAGCTAAATCAAGCAATATTCTGTTACTGTCAGTGACTTCTACAGTCCTGCCTTGGTCATCCCTAATAGTATTTGTCTTTAAATCCACATAGTATGGCTTGTTTGAAGATGTAGATACTATCCTTGTGCCTGTAATAGCACCTTCAGTGCCACCTACAGGTGTCTCTATCTTCCTCTTAGGCTGAGGGGCTACAGAAGCTGGGCTTATAGCTTGATGCAGATTACCCTCATTATCAAAGTAATCAGTTGTGAACCAGTTACTTCTTACTGAAGCCTCAGTAATATTTGAAGTAAGGATATTAGAGTTTATCAATCTGTTGTTGTATGCACCTTCATTTATTCTTCTTGTGCTGACCTGTAAAGGAAGATTGAACTTGATAAGGTGCCCAAGTATCTCATTGTATATATCCTCAGGATTCTTAGGAGTACCTAATGCACTTGTATCTCCCAAGTCTTCAAGAGCAGTTTCATCAAAGTTTATACCTCCAATCTCTGCACTCTTGCTACTTGTAGAGAAATATACATCATACTTGTCCTCCTTGATTTGCTCTTTTCCATTAATGATTACTTTCTCATAAGTACCATCTGGCTTTCTTACCTTCTTACTGATAACAATACCATCACCTGCCTTACTACTAAACCAAGTAACCATAATATCCTGCATATACAAGTCTTGTGCCAAGTCTTGCATAGCAGCAGATACATCATCCTGTGATGTAGCAGTTGATAACTTAGTAATGGCATTCTTTATATCTTCTCCAACAGGAGTAGAACTTACTGAACTGTCATTTAGGTTGAACTCCTCATTATTGAAGTGCTTAACTCTTACAGCAGCAGGAGAATACTTACCAGCTCCATTAGGTATAAGCAGATATAATCTACCTTCCTTTTGGCTCATATCCACTGGCTTGATGATAAGGCTGTCATCAATCTTACCATTAGTAGTAAGAACACCATTCTTTATAATACCAAATATAGGCTTTCTATCAGTTGAAGATACATTAGGTATCTCAGATAGACTTCTCTCAGTATTACTATAAGGAATCCTACCTACCATTACCTTAGATACCTTTGTAACAGGTGTGGCAATAAACTTACCAGTCTTATTCTGCCTGTTAGCATACTCACCTCTTATCTTCTCTTCAAGACCCTTCAAGCCCTCATACCTTGAAACACTGTAATCAGATTCATCCAAACTACCTACTACTTGGTTGTTCCTTTTGTCTACAATGAAAATTGTATTCTCATTATAGTCTGGGTCAATCATAAAGCCAAGTTCATCACCTGCCTTTAAATTACCCTCATTTACATATCTGAATGCTCCTTGGTCTCTTAGATAACCATAGATGCCAGAGAAATCTACATTCTTTTCTCTTTCATTTACTACAATATCAAATGGTCTAAAGTCTCCTTCTTTACTTGCTTCTATATGCAATTCAGGTATAGCAGGTCTATAGAATTGATTAGAAGTATCTCTACTTGGTCTCTGTGGGGTTTCTACCCTTTCATTGGCTTTCTTATTCTCCTCATTAACCATCTCAGCAGTTATATTACCTACAGGCAATTCTGTTGTAGATAAGTCTCCACTACTTGTTACAGCAGGAGTAGTAGATGTACCACTGTCTCCTGTAGCAGTCCTATCATCACCTCTTACAGTTCCCTCTCTTTTTCCTATAGGCTTCTTATATTCAGGTGAGAATCTGTCCTTGAATCTATTGTCATTGTTTACTTTTGACATTGCATTCTGCAAAGCATATTGAGCTTCCTGGAATCTTGTTGCAGACAACTCAACATCACCTTCAGAATCTTCATCAAAGGCATTCTCATTGTTGATATAAATTGAGTTAGGATTAGCTAACTGTTCAAGGTTTTCAGAGTTACTGAACTGGTCTTGAAGGAGTTTCATAGCATCTTGCTTAACTTGTGGTTCTGCATCTGACTCATTAAGAACTCTCCTCACTTCATTATTGTATTGTGAAGTTTCTCTGTAGTTCTTAGCCATTTCACTACCATCATCCTCTAAAGCCTTTAGGGTTCTATCCCTATTCTCTACATCATCCTGACTATCTAATATAGTCCTGAACTCTTGTAAATTCTGTGCAGCATTCAAAGATACTTTCAAGTCATCAGACTTCTTCTCAGTCTCTTGTTGTGCAGCTTGTTCATCAGCTCTTGCATGGTCTTCTGCTTGCTTTTGAGGGTTCTCAAGGTACTCTTTTAACTTTGCATTATATGTCTTTGAGGCATTGCCTAACTTGACAATATCATTCAGCTTAGTTGTAATATCCTCTTTCTCATCTGCACTAAGTACAGTTTCATCTACCTCATTAATTTCCTTGATAAGACCATCTACAAACTTAGGATTAGTTGCTAATGTATAAGCCAGTACCTTGTCATCCTGACCTCTAACCATATTAAGAGTGTTGATAGCACCTTCAATGGCTCTTACATTCTTATCTGCCTGTAAGTATCTCTCTGTTATATCTGCATGGGATTGACCTTCAAAGTCTCTGACTTGCTGATTGAATCTAAGGAGTGAGTCTAAGTTACCTATTACATTACCAATAGCTGACTTTACCTCTCCAGACATAGCTGTTGCCCTTTCAGCCCAGTTGCCTATCTGAGACTTCATCCATGTCAATTCTTCAAGCTGGTCATCTGATAATTGCTGACCTGTCTTAATATCAAGCTCATCTTTTATCTTCAGATAATTGTTGATAGTGTTGGTCATTTCATCATGGTTCTGCTGCAACTTCTCTATCATCTTCTGTTTACCCTCTGGAGTAGCATACATAGGATTGCCATTCTTATCAACAAATGGACCTACCTTAGAACCATCTTCAAGAGTAGTTGTAGTATTCTCTACAATAGAGGCAAGGTTCTCATCTGATGTGTCAAAAGCTGCATCAATCAAGGTAGTAAGGTCTCCCATCTTGCCTGCATTATCAAACATAGCAATATCAGATACTAATTGAGCATGTTCTGCATTCTTAAAGTTGAACTCATCACCTTCCTCAGCAGCCCTATTCATATCATTCTGATACTTATTATGCCTGATAAGACCTTGATAGTAGTTCTTAAATTCAGGAGAATTTATCCTGCTATTCATGTAGTTAGCAATCTCATTTTCCCTTGCTATCTTCTCATTATAGTTTCTCCACCCATTTATAGCACCACCCTCAGTAGTAATAGGAGATTGTAGTGAACCTGACTCACTCCTAATTCCTCTAAATCTTGGTACACCTAATGCACCTGTCAAAAAACCAATAAAGAACTCTTCCCATGCAGAGCCATCATTTACTGTCTCATTAATTCCCTCAGCAAATGATTTAGTCCAACTCAAAGTCTCTTGTGCAGCCTCTGGGTCAGTCTTTGACTTGTAGAAGTTATTTACATCAGTAGAATAGTAATTACCTGCTATTCTACTTGCAGCAACTTGTGATATCTCCTCAGTACCTTCAGCCAATGCACCTCTTGTTATTGCAGCAGTAGCACCTAATCTTGTAGTACCAGCAGTATATTCCCCTGCATTACCTACTATATTAGTAGCCCTTCTTGCAGTCTTGAATCCATTAGCATATAACTTGCCAAACTGAATTATGTTAGATGCAGTAAGGATAGGTATATTCATAAGCAAGTCTGCATTACCCATCTTCAATCTGTCCTCACTTAGTTTGCCTAAAGCTGCATTATAAGACTCCTGTTCTTTCTTTGTAGCATTCTGATATTCTATGTATGCAGGGTCTACCATTTGACCTTCTCTTGTTCTCACAAGAGTACCTTTAGTATCTTCATACCTATTCTGTATAGCTTGTACCCTATCTCTATAAGTATCATCAAGCTGTGCTTTATGAAGTTCAAACCAATCCCTACTATTGTTAAGTGCTTCAATTATACCCTCATTTACTGCTGAGACAGTAGCACCTACAGCAGAATTAACTATTGCTGGAGCCTTTGAAGACTTGGCAATAGCACCAATAAGCTGAGGTAACTTAGTTGCTTTCAATCCAGCAGCAGTAACACCACCACTATAGAAAGCACCTACTGTGAAACCTAAGTTCTTGATAAACTTATCACCTAAGAAGTTAGCAGTGAAGATATTTTCATACCAAGGCTGCTCTTGTTCTGCCCTTGTATAATAGTTAGACAATGCTTGCTCAGACCAATCATTAACAGACTGCATAGCCTTAGAGAAATCATTATCCCAAAGACCAGACCATCTGTCTTCACCTATTGCAGCACCAGCCCCAAATATTAAGCCTACAGTACCATTAAGAAAAGTAGTACCTGCAAGTATGGCACCCTTAGCAAGACCTGCTCCTATCTGTGCATACCAAGGTTGGTTTTCAGCTCTTATATCTCCTAACTCTTGAAACTGTGCCTCAGTTGCAGTAGGTTCATCAAACATACTTTCACCCCAAGGTGTAGCAGTTCTCTCTAAGGATGATTGTACCATCTGCTCACCATGTGCCCTTGCATCATACAGTGAAGTAGGAGCAGTATTTGCTCCTACATTCATACTGAATGACTTAAACTCTGGACTAAGGTTAGTGTATGGCTCTTGATTTGCTTTTTGCAAATCTCTAAAAGTCATTGGACCACTCTTAGTAATATCTATATCCTTTACTTTAGTTGCTTTTGCCATATCTTAATATCCATAAGGATTAAACTCTTGTTCTTTTGTCTTATTCTGTACTCCTAATTGAGAGTGGAATAAGTAGGCTTGTTGTATAGAATTAGCATATTGTTGCTGTGCATAAGTAATCTCATCTGGAGTAGCCTGATGTACATTACCTCTTGCATCAGTATATTGACCTGTACTAACTACATGTTGCCATTGATTTGCAGCAGTCATTGCCCTATCCCTATTCTGTTCATTAGTTGTATTGATACCAGCAGGCATTCTGTATCTTCTTACATTACCCTTATCATCTTGTATCATTACAGTAGTACCATAAGGACTGAACCTTGTAGCAGTTACCTTGTACTTATCACTCTTCAAGTCTTCCATAGTGATTTCCTCACCTGTATCCTTGAATTTCTTAGACTTGCTATCATAATCTACTTCTTTCAGACTTAATCCTCTACCAGCAGTCATAATAGCATCCTTCATATCACCCTGCTGAGCACCTGCAATAGGATAGTCATACTCAGTAACTCTTGTAGCATCATACCTTGAAGTTCTCACTGCTGAAGAATTAACATACCTGCTCCATACATTACCAAGATTACCAGGTTGCCATTTACCCTTTGTTACCTTATGAGCACCTATGCTGTCCATAAAGACTCTGAATGCTGATGGTGTCTCCCCCTTATGAGTATCAGCAACTCTAATAGTAGTGCCTTCAGGAGTAGTCATAACTTTTCCTGCTATTGTACCTTTATTCTTTCTATTATACTCTTTCCACCCTTCATAAGTCATCCTCATCTGACCATGACTATCTTTATAAAAGTACTTGGAGTATCTCTTCATACTCTCCTTATACCTCTTCTCATCCTTACTCAGCTCTCTACTACTATAGATATTCAAAGGATTGATAGCAAGATTATTCAGTTGAGCTTGTCTCTGCTCTGCTGCTTGTCTTGCAGCAGCTCTCTTTTCTGTCCTAATCTGCATAGCTTCTTGAGCAGCCATCTTAGCTCTCCAATTATCAAGAGTCTGATATTGAGTTTCACCAACTGCACTCCATAGACCTTGCTTAGCATAGTCAATAGCCCTTGCAATAGTAGCTTGGTCTCCCCAGTTCCTAACACCACTTGAATTAATGGCATCTTCAACAATTCTTGTAAGCTGAGGAGCAGCATTAGGATTATCCTGTATAGCCTGTAATACTGCTTGAGAACTAAAGCCTTTCTGCATCATAGTCTCATAGTATGAGTTACCCAAGATGCTTCTCCACTTCCTTGGCTTCTCTTGCATTTCCTTAGCCAATGCAGATGCAGCACTTGCAGCCTGTGCAGTAATTAACTTACCTGAATATGATTCATAAGATAATTGAGGGTTCCTTATATAATCATCAAGACTTGTAGTTGCAGCTCTTCTACTCAACATCAGTGTTGGGTCTTGAAGGAGTGCTTGTTGCTGCTGCTCTGCTTGTTTCTGTCTTGTTGTATAGGCTTGCTCAATAGGTGTTATTTCTTTGCTATACCTTGCTCTCATATTGAGCACATCTCTTCTACTTGCAGCATTAAGTCCTTCTCTTGCTAACTGACCAGCTTGCTCTTCAAGGTCATTTGCATAGGTCTTATACATCTTGTAAGCATAAGGGTCAGTCTGTTCATTAGCCATTTCCTCCCATACACTTGCCTTAGTAGCAAGCTCTCCATACTGGTTCTCCAACTCTTGATGAGCCTGAGTAGCCATCAAGGTTGGAGCCAGCATCTCTTGGTAAGAGAATGGCTTGAATTGTGAATTTATTACTAAACTATAATTAGCCATATTACTTCTTCTTAATAGTTAAATAACCACCCTTAGCTTTCTTTTTCTTCTTAGCTTTGTTGGCAGCATCCCTTACTTCTTTCTTCTCTGCTTCACTAAGAGTTTCATATCCATTCTTATATGTAACATTACCCTTGCTGTCAATAGAGTAGTATAATGCAGGATTACTCATAATCATATTTCTGCTATACTCTTCTCTACCAATATCTCCAAGAGAATTAAAGAAGTTAGTAAGGTTAGCACTCATACTTGCACCTCTTCTTGCATCAACAGCATCTCTTACTGCCATAGCCTGTGCAACACCACTTAGCCTTGAACTTCTTGCCTTTAATGCAGCCTCTTGATTTGCCATTGCAGCCTTGAGTCCCATCTCAGCATTGGCTTGATTAGTACCTCTATTAAAGGTTTCAACAGCTTGTCTTTGTGCCAAGTTATACTCTTCAGCCTGCCTTGCAAGGTCTCCTAATCTACCTTGGGCATTATAGTCTACTGCAAGTAAGGCTGCGTTCCTTGAAGGACTTGTAGTATTCATAATAGCCCTTCTTGTAGCACCTGCTTGTGCATTGAGTTTATTTAGATAGAAGTTTCTATCAAAAGGTTTATATTGTAAGTAGTTGCCTATTGGAGTATAACCTATTGGAGTGTAATTTCCTGCTTGGTTAGCTGCTTCAAGTATTGCATCTGCACTTGTATAGTCTGGTCTACTAAATAAGTTCTGACCTAATCCTATTGCAGCACCTATTACAGGAGCATATCTCAGGTCTGTAGCATCTAAATTACTAAGCAATCTTGATACAGCACTCTTTTTCTTCTCAGGGACTTTAATTGGGTTTTTATTATAGTCATCCAAAGAGGTGCCTACATCATATCCTGCTCTCTTAGCAGCAGCCCTTGCCATATATTTAGGAGTTTCCACAAATTCTCCATTAGGAGTGATTCCTACTCCATATTTATAAATGTCATAAGTATTCTTATTAGGGTCTGTATAAGCCATGTCTATAAAAGGATTATAATTGTAATTATCTTCTGTAGGTTCAAGGAAGAAATTTGCCCTTTTTAAATTATTACTCTTATTTCCCAGACCATCAAACAATGTACCCATCTTACCACCCTGAGCATATTGTACTCCTTCTTGACCCTCTTGAGTCTGTTGCCTTACAGTCTCTTGGGCTTGTTGCAGTCTGGACATAGAACTTAGAAGTCCTCTCTTACTTATTGGGTCATTAGGTCTCTCCTTTGATTCATCACCTAACTTCTCTGCTATTGCAGCAAAAGAATGTCCATCATAAGACTTAGGGAGATTAAAACTCTCCAATAGACCACCATCAGCAAATAATCTGTTACTGAATACATAGTCATTGAATATAACCTCACCTTGCTCTACAAGATTTGGGCTTCCCTCAGCATCCATTCCCATAGGTACACCCTCCATTGGATTCTCCTCATGGGTTCCACCATTACCTACTATAATTTGTCCATTAGTAAAGTCAGCACCATGAGTATTTAAGTCTCCTCCAAAGCTGTGCCATTTAGCAGCATTTCTTGCAAAATTAGCCTTCTTCACCATAGCAGGAGAATAATTCTCTTTATTAGCTAATACCTGTGAAGCAAATGATTGCACAGACTTTCCATGCCTTTTAGCTGCTGCTGTGAAAGTTCCTCTCTTAGAGGGTTTGATATGTATTTTGCCTCCCTTAGCAAAGGTATTCAACTCTGGAGATTCAAATGAGTTAGGTAATGAGGTTAATCTGCCTTTATTTGCAGCATTAAGAGCCTTAATACCTAAGTTCTCCTTAGCTAATTCATAGCCTATTGCTCCACTTCCATAGCCTTCCCATATACCAAGAGGTCCTCCAAAGGCTGCAAAGTTTGCCATAGCATTAAGGTCTGACTGAGTATCTGCTGCCTCTGTTGCATTTTCAAATGCAGACAAGGCTCTCTCTCTTGCAATACCCTGTTGTTTTTTAAGTGCTCTATACTTTTTCTTAGCTTTACTGCTAAATAGACCATCCTTACCAATATCTGACTTGGAGAAGTCTGCTCCAAAATCTTGATTAGCCCATTGGTCTTCTATAGAATCAGCACTGCTGTTATCTACCATAACAGTATTCATAGCCTTGTTGGTTCCTTCAACCTCAGCAATCTTCTCCTTATTTAACTTGGAGCCAAACATCCTGTTTGTAAGACCTCCAATAATACCAGTACCAGCAGATATGATGCCTCCAAGTACAGGATTAACTGCACTTACTGCACCACCTATAGTGCCACCAATATTACTGATTGCACTACCTGCACCTGATTCAAGACCTCCACTAATAGCACCACCTGCAATATTACCCACTGCACTGCCTATGCCACTTGCTAAGCCTCCTTTCAGCATACCAGCAACATTACCTCCACTGAAAGTGCCTTTCAAGTCAAAAGGCTTAGTTCCACCTAAAGCATTCTTGAAATCACCACCCCAATTATAGTAATGAGGGTTGTATGTAAATGGTCTATTAGACCTTCTCATAATTTTTCTTTTAGCCATATCATACTAATTTGTTTGCAAAGATAAACAAAATATTTGAATTACACAAGGATATTATCCAAAAAGTAAAGGGAAGATAAGTAATAAACTTACCTTCCCCCTATTATTACTCAAAGTAATGTACAATCATATCATGCAATACAGTCTTATTTACATTTTCTTCTTCCATAGACAGCTTAATATATAACCAAGGATTCCTCATTCTATCCCTACCTTTCTTAGTAGAACCAATAGCACTGGCTCTTGGTATATTAGCTCTCCAGATTCTAAACTTCTTCTTTAGGTCAGAAGGTCTTCCTAAGATGTTATTTAGAGTAGAAGTACCTTGTTGATATTCATTCCATACAGTTAAAGTATCAAATGTTGTATTGAGTAGATTATCACTCTTATCCCAACTATCTGACCTAAACTCAAGGTTATTGAATATCTTATCTACAGGCATATCTGGGTTAGCTATTACAGTAGTATAGAATGGTTGATATACTCCGAAGAACATATTATAGTCACCCTCATTATGTAGCCAAGGTCTGTATAGTGTACCTGTACCTTCAACATTAAAGGCAATTCCCCTGTCTTCAAGGTTAGTGAAATAAGGCATCTTCTCATAACTATAGAATGAGCTGAACTGACCTAATGGCTCAGAGAATGCTAAACACTCATCTTTACTAATGAAGAATACATCACCATTAACCTTGTCATAGTAGGTAACAAATCCATCAAAGTCTACTGGGTTCCATATATCTATACTATCAGAAGCTCTGTTAATCCAAGAGTGGAAACCTAATCTATCTGATAGATTATCCAACTGACCATTGAATAAGAATATACCTTTTGTGATGTCATCTATAAAGTAAATACCATTAGATGTTTCACACATAGACCATTTGTTAGTACATCCTATTCTATCAGAGATATATCTCTTACCATTAACCTTTCCACTATTTGCAATCTCAATAGGAACTCCGTCAGTAGAAGAAATCTGCATATTCTCATTATACAGGATTTGGCTAATACCTCTATCTTGGAAGGCAAATATATTGTTATTGAACCTTCTTAATGCCCTTACAGTACCCTTGTCACCATCAAGGTCAAGGGTAGAAGCAAGAGTAATGTTAGTCCAAGTATCTACCAACTCTCCAGCAGTCTTAGTTTTAGTCCAAGTGATTGAATTATGGAAGTTATCCAAGTTCAATTTGTTTGGATTAATTGTCCTATAGTTGAAGAAGTTATTAGGCTGAGAATATACATCATTCATCAAGTTAAAGTTCTCAGGGGTAATTGAGAAGTTACTTGTTTGACCTCTGTTCCTGTCATACCTACCATCAATGTTCACTCTTGTTTCACACATGAATGATACAATATCAGTCACTGCATTCTGGTCTTCAAGAGTAAAAGGATAAGTCTTAATATGGTCATATCTTTGGAAATAGGTATCACCTTCTTCCCATTTGATAGTAATACTACTCTTGACTCCATTATTAGTATCTACAAGAGAAATTGGGTCTCCACAAGGCAGCCATGTATTATTCTCAAAGGCTTCTTCTGTCTGACCACCAAACCTGTTCTGTACATTATCATTATACAATTCTCCTAACCATAGCCATCCATGCTGAATACTTGATACACCAGATATAGGACCTCTTGGGACACCAGTAATAATAGTGTCTTGTGACACACTCTTGGCACTTCCTGACTTATCCCAATACATGTGCTGACCACTTGGAGCACCTGAGTCCTGTGCATTTACAAACCAAGTATCATCATAATCACCATCCTTAATATTAGGTAATATTCTTTGAGCACCTGATGTAGTATAGTTCAAGGCTAACACAGCATGAGGAGTAGATTTATACTTAATCCTAACAGGGTCAGTACCTGTAATTTGGTCAGTAAATCTACTATCTATCTGCATATAACCACTACTAAACAGGGTATGTGCATTAGTCTCTGCACTTTGAACTCCAGTAGTCATAATAGGATAGCCATCCTTTTTATCACCAATTCTTGAGATAGTAAGAAGCTTATCTACATTGCCATAGTAGTTAATATCTGTAAGACCTGAGTTCTCTTGTGCAGGTAATCTAACAAGTGATACCTCATTAGAGTCAAATACTGCAACTCCTGATATACCAGTTCTTGTGCTACTACCACTTTCATAAGCATTCCATATATTACCTGAATCCAAGTAGACTGACTTATATGAATACCTCATATTAGACATTTTCTTCTTGTCAAGCATAGCAGACCTATAGCCATCAGTAGCATACTTGGTGTTATTCAGTGAACCATTCCTATGCCAAGGGTATACAACAAATCCTGTGGTAAGATGCTTGGTATTACCAGTATCTTTCTTATAAGCAGTTAATTCATCAAACCAAAAGGCACCAGAGATTAATCCTCTCCATCCAAAATGAGAATCACCAAGATGTACTTCAAACCTATTATAACTAAAATCATTTTCTGCACCAATAGGTTCCTTGTAGAATCCAGCAGGCAACTCTGAACTATCATAGAAGTTATTAACAGGAGTGGAAGTCTGAATATCAATATCTGAGGCAAATGCAGTTAGAGGAACCATACCTACTATCCTTAACTTCAATCCAGATGTATCAATACTTCTTACTTCATTATCAAACTCTATGTCAGGAGAGTGGAAAGTAAGTATTGATTGGTCAATGTAGTAATTCTCTGCATTGTTAGATACCCAACTTGCAACATCTGAATCAGTTGCAGTATCATCAACATAGGGACCAGAAGGAGGATTCCAAATACATTGAATTTCTGCATTTCTATTACTATTGCCTGGGATAGGTCTATTATGTCTAAACTCAGCCCAAGCTCCCTTATTAACTATGTCAATATTGTGTTGTGTCCCTTCTAAAGTAACTATAGTCCTATTATTGGACATAATGCCTGCCCTTGAATATGCAGATGGATTTCCTAAGAATTGTCCTAATCCTATCCAGTCTCCACCCCAAGCACCTTCATTATTTTGATTATAATGGAAGGCTTTATATTCATCAAATGGTGCATTAGGTCTTGTAAACCAAGATGACTGTGCAAATGGTGAATTACCAAATCTATCAGATATATTATACACAGTAGGACATAATATACCCTGACATACAGCCTCTCTATCATTAATAGTAGGATATACTACAACAGGTCTTATCCTAACATACCCATTATCAAGAAGTCTATTAATAATAGTACTATCATCCAATGTGAACTCTGCTACAGGCAGACCAATGTTATTAGAACTATAGAAAGTGGTATCTATGTGTACAGTATTTCTAACATCATTAATCCATATAGGCTCAGACCATTTACCTGTATAATGCTGTGCTTGAATACCAAACCTATAATATTCAAGATACTTGAATGTCTTAAACTGATAAGAGTTCATCTTGAGTTGGTTACTATAAGGATAATAGCCCTTGGCTTCTGGAGAACTTATACTCTTATTATAGGTAGAGAAGGTAATGCTCTTACCTTTGAAGTAACTTCTAATAGTAGAGTCAAGAGTTTTCCTCTTTGTCTCAATGTCTCCAAGGAACAGAGTATTATCCTTTTGAGTCATTGTGCCAAATACTACTTCCTCACCTCCAATATATAATAATTCAGTAGGGTCTACTGAATCTCCTGATGAACCATTGTCAGTGTAAGTGACTTTAGCTATATTAATAGGAGGAGCCAAGTCTACAACTCTCCTAACATCTGGAGTTGCATTTATGCTTGTTCTATGTATTGAGTAGATTCTAATATAATCAAATCTTCTATCAACATTAACAACTTCTATATTAAAGCTATTGCTTACCTTATCCTCAGGACTTGCACCTCTATTATTGTATGATATGTAATAAAGTGGAGAAGTATAGAAGATATTACTCTCCTGACCATACTTGTTAAAGTAGGTAAAGGCATACTGTATAACTCCAGGAGCAAAACTACCATTAGCTACAACATTCCTTTCAATAGTGATTTCCTCATTCAGACTAAGTGTCCTCACAAAGTTGAATGAATCAGTATTCCATTTGCTTACTACATCAGATGCAGCAGCTATGTTAATCACTCTAGGCTGATTTAGACCATCAGTCCAATATACTTTTCTTATATCAGCATTTTCATAGAATGAAATAGTTTCTATAGGGTGTTTATAATTGAATCCTAAATTTCCTCTAAATAATCTCTTTCCAGTTAATACACCATTATTGAACCACAACTTATAGATTCTATCATCTAACATAGAGTCTACATCTATGTTTAGCTTGTATGGACAATCTATAAATGTAATGTCCTTGACAGAACTTAGGTCAGGAGTAATATCATTTGCAGTATCTTCCCCAGCAGTAAGGTTAGTAATGAGAACATCACAGGGGAATATATCAGGTACCTCAAACAGATTAGGAGTTATATTTGCTAATCTATAATCATCATCTCCAGCAGCAAAGATAATAAGTTCATTATTAACCAAAGCTTGCCCAATAGGAATACCTTTAATGTGGTCTCCTACACCTGCTATACCTGACTTCTTATTACCTTTCTCATTTATCAAACTAAGCAGAGTACTCTCATCAGTTGGCATCACCCTAACATTCTTATTTTCATAAGAATATTCAGGGTTAAATGCAGAAGCTGATAAGTCCCTCTGCATTCCTTTTGTTTTGAATTGTATTATCTTCTGCATAGTTATTGTAGTTTAATGTATTCCTTATTACCAAGAGATGAGAATCCATTATTAAACTCACTTGTCCTTTGTATAAGTGTGTTCCACATTCTTGATATACTTTCCATCTCAGATTGTGATGGAATAGTAAATTCCGATTGTAGCTGCCCTGCCAACCAAGCATAACTTTGTTGTGTATTCTGTAACACAGCAGGAGCAATCTTGCCCATATCAAACAGAATGGTAAATGCCTCTCTCTTTATATATGCCTCAAGTGCCTTCAGGAATACAGGATTATCAATAAGTAGTGGAAATCCATCCTTATCTACTGGGATTGCCTTATAGGACACTGATACATCTCCTGTCTTGAAGGATACATATAGTGCTTGTCCTTGTGTTTTGAAGGACAATTCTTGTGGTATCTTGTAACCAGCACTTCTGTCATAGTGCTCTCTTGGCATGAAATTATCAGTCATACTTCTAAGGCATACACCAGTCTTACATTCCTTAATCTGATTGATAGATATTAGGTCACATGGCAATTTAGCTCTAAAGTCCTCTATATGAAGTACTTCCTCCTTATCTTGATATAACTTAGGCATACCAAATATACCAATAAAGTCAATGGTATATTGTACAGCTTGCTCAAGAGTTACATCTTGAAGAAGAGGATGTCTTAGTACCCTACTTAAAGCTTCTCTTATATTTATGTAGTTATATTCTTTTACCATAATTATATCTTGAAAGCATCTATCTTTCCTTCTTTTATTCTTTGTTTTAATCTCTTCTTCAGTTCTCTATTGACATTAAATTCATAGAAGACCTGATTATTGTAGTCTGCTAATTGCTTATTATAGTAGACCTTAAAGATTTCTTTTTCCTCCACTTTAACCAGTGTTTTTTCCTTATAGGCTTCCTCATCTTCATACCATAGTTTAAGAGTTTTATCCCAGTCTATAGGTAGATTAGTCTTGACTTTTTCTCCATCAAGACTAACTCTCACATCATATTTCCTTAGCTCTATTCTACCCATTCTATGTGGTAACTTAATATCATTACCATGAAGGAAACTATCAGCTAAGTAATCATTGACTTTCCTTATAATGCTATAGAACTCATGTTCTGTAAGACATCTTCCTATATTAAGCCAACTATTCTTTCTTATCCACTTATAGGCATCATATACACCATAGGAACCTCTAACCTTGTGAACCCTTGGTTCATTTACCTTTTTAATGGAGTTTAGGAAATCAACCAATCCTTTATCTTTCTCTTCTTGACAAGACTCCATAACTCACTATTTAGATGCTACTTCTGACAACTCATCCTTTGCATCATTGGATTCATCCTTAGGTCTGTATTCAGCACCTAATAACTCCTTGATTACAAGTTCAATCATAGGGGGTATAAGAGCATCCTCAATAGGGAAAGTCTTATCTAATACATCACATACTGTATCACCACTCTCATCAGGACACTGCAACTCTGATGCAGCCTGTGGGTCTTCAAATATACCTGTCATTCTTGCTTTTTCAAGATACAAGTACTGCGGATTGAAAGACTTAAAATACAGGTAATTATCTGGACCAATGGAAGCATAAATGATATTTTTCAGATACTTATTATATCCCACATATCTCATTCTTTCCCTGCTTACATAGGTAATCTCTCCCTGATAATAATCAACTGGATACACCATAGGATTGCCTATCTTCATTAGGAAAGGAATCTTTTCCTTGCTTCTTAGATAAGAACCACCTTCACAAGGCTCACCTGATATAGCAGGTACCTCAATTAAATCCAAGCATATAGTCTGATAGTTACTCTCAGGTATCTGCTTCTTTACATCTGAGTATCTCTGTTTCAATAGAAATGTCCTATACTTACCAAGTAGGAACATTACATGCTCCTCTGTGTACAAGGCATCATCTGAGTACAGTTTCAACTCATCAAGTACCATGTAGGTTAATTCTTTATATGTACTCATAATTTTATTTATTAGCTATAACTAAAAATCCCTGCAAATATAAGCATAATTTCTTATATCTGCAAGGACTTTACTATTTTTATGTCAGAAGTATTAATGTAATAATTATACTGACTTGCCTGTACAAGAGATTGAAGTGTTTGCTATATACTCTGGATAAGGCATTAAACAGGTAGAACCATATAGGCAATATAAGGCATTGTCTATGATTCTATACTCTTCTTCTGTTATAAAGGACTTACAATCACTCTCAAGTAAATCATATATGAATATCAGCACTAATAACTTATCTACTTCTGAATAACTCATATATCCTAACTTTGATAGGACATTGAAATATCTTGTAAGTGATTCATTAAGTACCTTGTCCATAGCATCCACAATTAGAAGTTATCACTGAATCCTTTATTCCCATAAAGAATTTCTTCCAATACTTTATAGCCTTAGTATAATGACCTGTCTTTATAGCAAGTTCAAATGCCTTGTATTGAAGTATGTAGTTAATGAAATTCTTAGGAATAGAGCAAGTATCTCCCAATTCTTTGATGTAACTAAAGGCATGTTGGTACAGAGGATAAAGGTTAGATACAACTCCTAATGTAGTAATGTTATCCATCCCACAAGGAGTATTTGCAGCAGGAGTGCCCTTAGTCCTAATATACACAAAGAAAAGATTGTCATTAAGAGTTGGTAATAGGTCTCCTGTTCCCAGTTCTAATCTGACTGACTTAGTATTTCCTTCTATAACTTCTGTATATACAACTTTACTACTTGGACCAGACTCAACAAAGGTATCTTGAGTATCTATCTGTGCAGTATCAAGATATACATTTGTATAATACTCTAAGTCCTTGACAGATACATCTATAATCAGCTTCTGCCCATCAGGGGTTATCCTTAATTCATTGAATTGTACCATAATAATGCTTTATATAAAACAAAAGGGAGGCTATTTGCCTCCCCTTATAACCTTTTCACTATCTTAGGATATAGTTGCAATAGTGAGACCAGTTGCAGTATTGAAAGCTGTAACAATCTTATTAAATTCTGTCTTATCAGAACATACAATAGTTATATCCTTCTCAGACTTTTGAACTGACTCATTGTTACCAACATAAGCATAGTGAATATCAAATGTGTAATATGTCTTTGTTGGGTCTACAAGGTAAGTAGTAACAATATTATGAGGGAATCCAACTCCTCTATAAATATCACCTCTTTCACCCATGCAGAAGTACTCAAGGTCAGCAATCTTCTTACCATTACCAATAGTACCATTTGTACTCTCAGTTACAGTAGCCCAGATTCTTTCATCACCATTTACCATTACAGCAACTGGCTGTACTGTAAAGTACACAGGAGTCTGTGCCATAACACCTAATCTCCAAGGCTGCTCTACCTCAGTAATTCTGATACTATCAATATCAGTTACAAGGGTACCTGTTACATAGTATGGGTTAGTAGTATCACTCTTACCATTATCCTTAGTAGTAGGAGTTACAACCATGTAACCATCAGAGTCAAATCCTCCCTTATCTGTAGTTCCAGCACTATGTACCTCAACCTTAATCAGAGGTACTACCTCTCTACTGAAGTTCTTAGCAATTGATAATGCAAGAACCTTATAGAACTCATCTGCATCCATACCAGCATAGGCATGAACCATACCATACTTGAAGTACTGGTCCTCATCAGACATTCCTGCATATTGTCTGAATGCAATTCTTAGGATGTAATCCTGTCCAGCTACAGGAGTATCACCATTAACATTGGTGTCAAGAGTCACAGTAACTGACTTCAATTCATGTGCCATATCATCAGCATTAGTAGCCTTAGCATAAAGGATATTCTTGATGTCAATTAGGTCACTTCTCATCAAGTTGTCAGCACCCTTGTATTCAAAATACAGATGATTCTTTGCAGTATCACTCTTTACTGCAATAGAGCCAGCAGCATCTGATGCAAGTACATGAGGAGTCTTCAGTGTTTTTGCTACATAAAGCTGTCTTACTTGATTTGTACTAAATGTTGCCATTTTAATTTAATATTAAATTATACAATAGTTTTATTCTTTTCCTGTATTTGGAACCCTACTTATGATGGCAAGTTTTACTGCTCTCTCAAGTATAGCTCTATGTATTACAGGGTTCAATTCACATTCTGTTTTTACACTTATGCCATTGATTGACAGGTTATCTGTCAAATCAGTTAATATAATGGGAGCAGGTCTTGAAAGGTATCTAACAAGATAACTCTCCACATTATACTTTGATACTATCTCCACTACCTTACCACTCAAATCAAGCCTTAAAGCTCTTCTCTCATTAGTACCTCTGAAAGGGTTTTTCCTTATCCTATGGTACTCATCTTGAGTAATTGGTACTACAGAGATGTCTTCACCACTCATACATCCTAATCCATCATCCTTCAAATTAACTGATTCATAAGTTATGAACCACAAGTCATCAGGTAATTCAAAGAATACAGAGGATTTGGACAGTCCTGTATATCCTACTTTCTTGTCAGTAGTTGTGTAAGTCTTTATTAGGTCACTCAAGTATCTTCTGATTTCCTCAGTCCTCTCAAATGAGTCCCCAAATGGATTCTTACCATTATACATGCCTATCACTATCTCTTCTTGAGCATTAGTGAGAAATACAGATTTCTCATATTCATCAAGTTCAATAGTGCTTGGTGTCTTTCCAAATGCCTCTATGGTAGAATAGCTATTCAGTAAGGTGTCAAACTCATTAGAAAATTCTTCAGTTGTCATTATTCACTTCTTTGACCAAGTTCTACACTACTCTTCAAGTCTCCTGTATAAGCAGACTTTGCAAGTTCTACTGCTCTTTGAAGAATCTCTGGATGAAGAATAGGGTCTAATTCACATTCACTAATAGAAGTCTCCCCATCAATACTTACATTAGAATAAGTTTCATCTAAATTAGTAAGTATTATAGGTCTAGGTCTTTTGATATATCTAATTTTATATTCAGATAATTCTCCACCAACTACTATTAATTCTGCTATACCACTATTACTATATTGCAATAATCTCCATCCTTGATTCTTTAATGGGCATTTATAAGGTTTAGACATTAATCTATTGTACTCATCAAAACTAATAGGTACTATAGACAAATACCTAGATGTAGAACCTAATGTTAATTTAGCTGTCTCATTAACTATAAATAAGATGTCAGTAGGTATAGTATATAACTTACTCCTATTATCCATCTTTATATATGAGGAGTCGGAGGATATTATAGTAGGCTCTGAAACTCTGACAAGTGATGAAAAGTCTATCTGCCTCTTGGGACTACTATCAAATCCTTCTTGATACTTATTACCTTTAGGATTAAAATAGTTCTTTAGTATTTCATTTTGTGCCTTAGTTAAGAAGACTGACTTTTCATACTCATCAAGACCTGGAGCCTGATTACTCATTATGTTATTATACAGAACATCAAACTCATTAGAAAATTCCTGTGTTGTCATACTCTTTTTCTTTTCTACTTCAGCTTAGCTTCCAAAGCAAACTTAACTTCTTGATGCTTAGGAGAGTTTAAGTATTTAGCTGCTACATTCAATGTAGGCTCCTCATTAGCCTCACAAAGTGGAGTATTATCCTTTCTCAAGTATAAGTAATTACCCCTGTTAGAAATCAGACCTGCTTCTATAGCTCTCTTAATAAGAACCTTTGTAGAAAGCATTGGGTCAGTAATAACCTTCAAGAATATCTTGCTATCAGCCTGTATTAAGCTATTAACCTTAGTCTGCAAGAACTCAAGTTTAGCAGTCTGTGATGTAGGTCTACCATCAATAGTCTCAACAATAACTCTTAATGTATCAATATCATCCTCAATCTTACCAAACTCCTTATAGCACATCATTGTAGTGCTCATGTTATTCTTAGCAACCTTAGTCTCTTCACCCTCAGAAATGATAACAAACTGATAAGTAGCCTTAGGAGTATCTTGCAATGCTTGCAGTGAAGGAGCAATATAATCTTTGTTAGCTAATAGTATCTTATATCTGATATAATCCTCTGGGTCAGATAGATTGAAGTAGTTATCCTGCTTTGTCAATCTTACCTTATTAATACCATTTTCATTGGAATCATCCCAGAAATTATCTACCTTCTTATAGATACTTAGTGCATTATATTCAAGACCCATTATTTCCTCAAGAAATGCCTTTTCCTTGTCTGTAAGGACATTAACAAACATACCTGAAGATAATCTTGGTACTACAAATGTTCTAACTGCACCTTCTGCCATACCTCCTGACAATACATGCTTAGGGTTATTACCCCACATACCTGTCAGCTTAGGTACATGTCTTACAATAATTCTCTCATTTTTCAGACAACTAACTAAGGCATCATCAGATACTTCTACTTTCTTTTGTGTCTTCTTAGGGCTTTTTACAATAACCTCTTCTTTTGGTACTTCCTGTAGTGGAGTTTCTGTATTGTCTATATCAAAGTCAGGTACAGTATAGTCCACCTTCTCTTCCATTTTCTTTTCTGCCATATCTTCTCCTTAACTTTTTGAAATAAAATAAGGGGAGGGAAGATTACCTTTCCTCCCCTTTTATCATTAGCCCTGTAAAATTGCAGGGATTAGTGACATAGTTCTTGTTGGGTCAAGAACACAGATACCAAGAGTAGCCATTCTGTGAATTATAGCAGAATCCTCATCAAATGACATATAAGGATTACCCTTTTGACCTGTGAATGGGTTTCTTAGACCCCATTGATAACCTCTATACTCATTATCACCCTTAATCTTACACTTAAAGATATTAGGTTGGTCCATTGTACCAATGTACATAATATCATATCTGTAAGAGAATGCAACACCTCCATTTGGATGGAGTATCTTATTTCTTACTGGGTCATCATAGAATGGGTCTACATCAATCTTAACCCTAACACCATTAGGAGCCTTGTACTCAACAAATTGGAAACCAGCACTCAATGAGTTTTGGTGCAACTTAGATTGAGTCTTTTGAATAACACCAATAGAGCTGTTGTCAAGAACAAACTGTGTCCAACCTGATACTGTCTTTAGTACTTCCTTATGGAATTGGATAGCACCTCTTTCACCAGTCTTAATCAAGAAGTATCTGTCTCCAAAGTCTAACTTAGAAGCAGAAAGCTCATATAGAGCATCTTCAAGAAGCTTCAAGCTAAATGTGTTGTAATACATAGTATTAGCAACTTCCATTTGCTCAAATAGACCAGCACCTGTCTTAATAACATTGCCAGACTTACCAAAGTTCATGTACTCACCATTGGCATTTCTGTTACTTCTACCAAATGCAAGTGCATTGTTCTTGTACTCAGAGAATTGCTGCTCTACTTCCCAGTCTACATTGTGCATCCACATTGTAGCAACTGACTTAGTATATCTACCCTCAGTTTCCTTAACAATAGGAATACCTACAGCCAGCTTCTTATTCAACATAGAGCCTGGAACCTTGTGTTGGATTCTTACTACAGACCATTCATTTCTCATAGAAACAGGGCTTGTAAATCTTACATCACCAACCTTTCTTGAAAGTTCCTTCTCAACAAATGCAGCCTCAACTGAGAATCTCTCACCTGCAAGCAATCTTTCAGCAGGAACACCTGCTGTATTACCACCAGCAAGCTCTACCTTATACACTGCATTAGTACCCTCCATTCTTGGGTCTCCAAGTATTCTGAACTGATAGATTTCATTCAGATTACCTACAATGTACTCACCATCAGCAAACCAATCCTCAGGGAATACTAAATAGAAAGGAGCAGTGCCTACTCCAACCATACCACTGGCATCTGTAACAACAGTACCATTTTCATCTCTTGCCTCTACAAGAGGAATGTTTCTCCTTGAAGAACCAATAACATCCCAGTAGTACTCATTATCATCCTCAAACTCTTTTGTTGGGAATTGATTTAGGAATGTGTCAAGTGTCTTTCCTCTGTAATAAGCCAACAGTTGCACCATTAGGTTTGTAGCCTTCTGTGGAGCTAACTGAAAGATAGAACCAAGGTGGTTTTCCTTAGTAAGACCCTTCCAGTGTTGGAAGCCTACCATTTGAAACTTACCTAATTTTCCAGCCATTTTTACTTAAATTTATCAGTTATTTTACTCTATACTATAGGCTTAGACATCAAGATTCCCCTTATTTTCATAGAACCATAAATATCCATATGCCTTATGCCCAGATTTGTGATATTTTCCTCTACAAGCTGAAGCTATATTTGTATGTTTATATCCAGTGACTTCTTCACATTCTCTTGTGCTACAGTACTTAGCTATGAAATTACCATTAAGAGAAAGTTGAATAACTTTTAGTTTCTTTGTAGAAGCCTTTCTACAAGATTCTTTCATTATTCTTCTACTCTCTTCACTAAATTTGTACCCACAAATACTATCACCTCCATCAGTTAGATTATACAATTCACAGCCATTACTTCTATATACCCTAATATAATATTTCTCCCAGTGGTTAAGTTCTTCCAAGGAGCACTTCTTCAAGACTTTATATTGCCAATCAGAATTATTATATTTCTTTCTTGCCCTGTTTATATAAGAGCCTGCACAGCTATATAGATTCCTATCTAAGAATTGTAATTTTCTAATATGCAAATTAGAGGATTGTCCAATGTAGCTCTTGCCTGTTTTTAAGTTATACCACAAATATATTCCAGCTTTATCACACATCTAAGTTCCAGCCCTTTCCTATGAAAGATTCAGGGTCCTCATCAACTCCACTCACAAACTTTAGATTACCATCTGAGGTTCTTGCTGTGTTGTTGAGAGTATGTTCCAGCTCTCTAAGACCTTTCTTTACTTCTTTCTTTACTTTACCTTTCACCAAACCATCAAGGTTCTTAAAGCCATCAGTTAGTGTGAAAAGTAACCCAATGTTCTTTAGGAAGTCTGTCCTGTTCTCCATCTCATACTTTTGGATAGCAGTAAAGTACTCTCCTGTCTCTGGGTCTTTATACACAGGCTTAGCTATATTATCATAAATCTTCTGTCTTGTAGATTTATCCACTGATAAATCCCCAAATACATCCTTGTCGTTAAGGATTGATGATTTAAGCTTTTCAGCCTGGTTCTTTCTTTCTTTCTCTTCCTCTTCTGCTTCTGACTTAGCATCATTAACAAGCTCATCATACTTATCTCTGAAGAAGTCAATATTACTTTTCAAAGCCTCTTTTGCATCATCAATATCAGTACCAGCATTGAAAGACTTCTGTACTTCTCTTGTAGCCCTTTCCTTACTATAACCTCTATTGATAAAGTCTTGATAAATTAGGTCTTTTCTAAGTTTCTCTCCCTTATCACCTTCATCAGAGATATTCTCCTCCTTAATAGAATCAAGGAAGTTTATAGTATTCTCATACTTTTTAATCTCTGTAGGTTCAACTCCAGCATTCAAGGCTTCATCAATTCTTTTCTGTCTTTCATCAAGACCTGCCTTTATCTGTTGGTCAATCAAATCTCTAAAGTCTTCAGGGTCTTTAACCTTAGATAAGCCCTCATCATCAAGGTCTGGGAAGATACCTTCCTCTTTCAAGGCTTTGGCAATGGAAGAGTAGAAGTTTTTGGGAGAAGTGCCATCCCCTTTAGGAGTGGTATCTTCCTTTTCCTCTGTATTTTCTTTTCCACTACCTACGCTCTCTGGTGTATCAGTAAACAAGTTATCTACATCAACAACCTCAGTAGTTTCTTCTTTATCCTTACTTGGCTCCTCCTCTTTCTTGGGAGGTTCCTCATTTACAGGTGGGGTACCCTGTGTCTCATCATCTTCTACAAACAGATTCTCAATCTCCTCTGCTCCTAAGATGTTATCTAAGCTAAGTTCTTCTTCCATACTCTTCTACCTTTTTGTTCTTAAAACAGTGCAAAGGTACGTAAAGTTTTGCATATCTACAACATGGTAAATAAATTGTTTTTACTTGTATAAGTAAAATACTTGCAATATAGGCAAAAAGAAAGGGTAAGATTACCTCTTACCCTTATCTTATTAGTATTCTCCAAGATATTCTACTACTTTGTTTTCAGCTTTGCAATCTGCATCCTTAAACCAGAATACAATAGCAGATTCAACTATTTTCTGTTCTATACCATCACCAAACCAGTTCTTAAACAGTTCTGCATAGTCATGGTACTGAGAGTTGATTGCAACATATACATCAGCAACTGTAGCAGATGTAGGGAGTATTCCCCTATATCTCTCACAAATCTCCTTTGCCTTGTGCATATCAAACTTCTCACCACTGTACTTTCTGCCACTCTCAGTATGATACATATCAGCTACAAGATACTTAGCTTCAGATTCAGTAAAGTGTTCACTCTCTGAACCATTCATTGAGTTTCTCATGTATCTCATCATCCTATCCATATCACCACTTCTCATGCCAGACTCATTGAATCTATCAGAGAATCTATCACTTCTTGAATCAAACATATCCATGAACTCATCAGGTCTATTATGCCTTCTCATATAGAAGTCATCCATAGGCATAAAGTCTCCTTCTCTGCCATGTCTCATTGAACTTCTCCTATATTTACCCATAAAATCCTTGAATTTATCCATGAACTCATGCTCATTCATACCACCCATACCTTTCTTCTTTAGGTACTCATACATCATAAGTTCATCCATATTCTTAGTCTTTAGTGATTAACATTTCCTTGAAAGTCTCTAAATCTGTCATATTCAATACCAGTCTTTTATTAGTTAATGGAAGATTGAATTTAATCTCTCCTCCACCAATCTCTATGTCCCCAACAAATGAGGTCTTGAAGGTGAATGGATTGGTAGTCATCAGATTCTCCATCATTTCAGCGAGGATATTCTCAATGTCTATATTACCATCCTTGTCAGCTATAAGGTCTAAAGCCTTGCTTACCTTACTAAAGTTCTTATCCAATGCTCTTGTAATAAGAGGTTTCATAAAACCAATCATAGGATTAGTCTTAGCCATAGATTCCAACTGAAGTGAGATATAAGACTTCAGATTATCAGTCAATTGCATAATAGTCACCATAATTACATACTTGCTTTAATAAATTCTTCATAAGTCACTTCAGGATGTGTGCTTACAGGGAACAAAGTTAAACAAAAAGAGGGATAATACCTAACAGTACTATCCCTCTTTATAACTTGCTAATTATCAGTCAATTAAATTAGCATTGTGTTACTAAACCAATACCCAAATAAAATTATCAAAGATTCTACTATTACTATTATACAATATAGAGTCTAATCTGCCTCTTTTATATCCATTTTTCTCACAGGCTTCCCTCACCCCATTGTATCTACCTACTTCTATTCCTTCCAAGGTTAATTTTAAGACAACCCTAAAGTTAGAAACTTTCCCCTTTTCATTTCTTCTGTCTATTCCCTTATTGCTATAAGAAGTATTGTAACTGTAATCACACCATTCAAGGTTAGATGCTACAAAATTATTCTTATCCTCATCTTTATGATTTACTATGGGATAATTGTTAGGATTAGGGATAAAAGCCTCAGCTACTAACCTATGGACAAATTTCATCACTAACTTTCCATTGACTTGCAGTCCTATTCTTGGATAGCCTCCATTTGAGTATGTAGGTCTCTTTATAAAACTTCTTCTATGCACAGTTCTACCATCAGAGTATTTTATAATTCTATCCTTGCTTTTTACTCTACCTAAGTTACTAACTTGATACAATCCCTCATACCCTACCACATCCTTCCATCTCTCTTTATCTGGCTGCTCTATCATGCTTGTAGAATTTCTTTGTCATAACTATAGAATTTTAATGGTTATTTTTTCACCTTTATCATGCTTGTCTTTAAGGAGTTTGTATAACTCTTTGAAGGTTTCTCTGCTGTTTATTACTTGACCCTTAACTTTATTGACACCTACTAATAGGCATCCTGCTGAGTCTTTGTCAGTATTACCAGCATGAATAAGTATGCCTTCAAATCCCTTTACATTAAGTAGTCTTGGTACTTTACCATTACATACTTGCTTGTAGAAACTATTAGTGCAGTACTTAGGAGAAATTACATCCAAAGTAATCTCATAAGTACCTCTTGGTATAGCTGTAATTGAGGGCTTCTTCAACTCCCTAATCTTAGCTATACTCATAGAGCTATCAAGATTTCTATCTTTGTCCTCAAGCACATTACAGAACCACTTCCCATCAATAGTAAGATTACTTATTGTGTAGTTCTGCTTCTTCCATTTTCTGTCCACTACTAATTCCATGCTCATTAAAAAGATTTAAGTCTCTCTTTCTCAGTTGGCAGGTAAGGTCAGTACATATGGAACTCATAAGGTTAAACATTTGTTTCCTAAGTTCCTCCACTTCCTGCTCCAATTCTGTATTTCTTTTTAGCACCTCTTCCAATCTCTCTCTATTATCAGTAGAGAGCTTCTCATAAAAGTCCAATGATTCTTTCATGTTACTTATGAGGTTACTATCAACTTCACTATCATACTTCTTTCTTGCAAAGAACCATGATGTCCAGCCACTGACTATTGTGGTAATAAGCCCTATACCTCCAGTGATTAATATTCCTAAGTCAATCATAATTATTCCACAATTTCAATGAATCTTTGTTGTTTATTTTCAATGTATGGATTCTTTTCTATCACATTTACTTCTAAAATGGTGTGCTTCTTTTGAAATAGCCTGAGTAACCAACATTTCTTTGGAGGATTAATAGTCTCTTTCTTATAATCCACCATTATATACTTCTCACTGACAAACTTAGGGTCTGTAGTGATTGTACTTGGATATTTAAGCCCAAGCTTCATTTGATACCACTTGTCTCCTACAAGTGTATCTATGTCTAATGTAGGTTCTCTGAACAGAGTATCTCTAAATACTATTGTATCTTTCTTTGTAGCCTCAGATAAAAGGTATTGCATCTGCTTCAAATCCTTATCCTTTATCTTTAACTCCTTTCTGACATCATTCATCTTTTGTAAGATAGAGTCATTATAGTAGTTAAGCTGCTCTACAGTAAACTTAAATACTCTATTCTCTTCTTTTAGTGAAGAGTTCTCAGCTATGAATGCCTTTTGATTAGACATTGATATTGATATTTCCTCTTTAAGGTCTTGATTTCTGTTGTACAATATGTATGTACTTACAGCAAGTAAGCTCATCAAAATGACTATTCCAATCCTTATATATCTCTTTACCATAAGCATATACTTTAACAGGGTGCAAATATAGATAAAATTCTTCAATTCTACAATAGTATAAATAAAATTGTTATTATTTAGTGAGGAAACTAGTCTCTCAGAAGGTGGTTAGTAGCAATCTATGGAATTTATTAGGAGCAACAGGATTTTCATTAAAGAACTAGCAAATATCAAATCTGTTTGATAAGGATTCTCCTACTCAATTCACAAAATTACATTCAAGTAGATATATAATAAAAAAAAAAAAGAGCTGACTAATAATCAGCTCTTTTTTTTTTTTTTACTAATTATTATAATTAAGCCAAGAAACATTATTACCACAAGACTTTTCTGATAATGAGAATTTATGCTTGAACTCCTTTGCTCCAAGTTCATCAGGGTAGTTCTTATATTCTATATAGACAGCATCATCAGTATTATTAGATGTACATATAAATGTACAATTTATGAAAGTCCACTCACAATAATCAGTAGTACTTCCATTCCAGTCTTGTAATCTCATACAATACTTTTTATCACTTATAAACGTACATCCAATAAATATTACTTTAGATTTATCATCTAATGAAGGAATATTTCCATCTACAGTAGTATTATGAGAATACCAGCAAACTCCAGATAATTCACTTACACTGTAAGTAGTTCTTTCAAAGACACAATTTCTAAACTCCATAGTATAACCATTTCTTGTTCCAACACCACAGCAGGGACCTGAATTGGAGATAAAATGGCAATTATCCACCCTAAGAGTTTTTCCCTTAGCATTATTATTATCACTATGGACACAATAGGCTGAATAGTCTGTGAATCCACCATCTTCTATTACTGTAATATTAGATATTCCACCACCTGCAATCTCAATAGGTGGAGTATCATTATTACCTGAACTATCTTTCAATATTGATACAGAACTTCCATATCCATATATGTTGAAATCTTGGAAATTTTCAAATCTTTTAGTTGATATACCTGCTGGAATTAGACCATCTAAAGATATATCCTCAATTATCTGTCTTGTTTGTTCTTCATAAGGAGAAGGCAGCATTACCTCAATAGTGTAAGGAATTACAATATCTTTACTAACATTTGAGCTGAAATAGCATCCTATTGAAAGATAACTACTATCAAGGCTATCAAATTCAAAACTATTAGCACCCTGTGTTGTTATTTCTATACCCTTATCATTTCTAATTTGTGTACCAAGATAGGATATACCTAATGGGAAATTAGATTTATCAACAGTTATTCTTATTTTTCCTTTAGCATAGAAATTATGATAAATATAATCAACTTTGTTATTTGTTCCATTTGAGACAGTAAGAGAATTTTTTATAGATAAGAAAGGAAATTTAAGTTCATCTACATTATCCTCAATTATCTGTCTTGTGTAAGTTAATATATCAATAGTGAATGGTATATCTATGCTTCTTGACAGTTGTGATTTGAAATAAAAAGCAACATCAATATTAGTTGTATTAAAACTATCTATCTCAAATATATCTTCTCCTCTTGTTGTTATTTCTGTACCCTTATCATCTCTTATCTGAGTGCCAAGATAGGATATATCTTGAGGGAAATTGGATTTGTCTACAGTAAATCTAAGTCTATAACCAGCTATCACTGTCTGATTTATCGTTACATGAGCTAAACTTGAGCCACTTTCTATTGTTGCTATACCACTTATCTTGCCTTTTAAGGCACTATCAACTAAAGACCTAACTTGACTTATTTCTTTATCATAAGTCTTGTATCTTTGCTCATATACTACTTCAATAGGTATATGAACATCACTCGGAACCTTAGAAGCAAAATAACAACCTATATTAAAGTACTTACTCTCAAAACTATCTAATGTGTGATTTGTTACATTACCAAAAGTGGTTATTTCTAAATTATCATCATCTCTTATTTGTGTGCCAACGTAAGATATATTAGGAGGGAAATTACTATTATCTATGGTAAAATGTAATTTTCCTCCACTTTCAGTATATTTCTGTATTGTTATATTAGCATTACTTGTTCCAGAAGGAACTATGACTTCTATTGTTTCTTTGAATCTACTATCTTTTGTAGTTTTAGATACTGCATCCCTAACCACCTTCTGAGAGACTGGGGCAGTTTTTGAGTTACCCAATTCCTGAAGTACTTCACTTGAATGAAGTACTGGGTCCCATTTAGTTGTATCTGACCAATTAGATATTGAATCCCCAGTAAATTGATATGTTTTCCACCCATCTGATGATAGAAAGGTCATAGTAAATCCAAGTACTCTATCACTTGAAGGTACTTTAGCCATGGCTTGTGATAATGTCAATACCTCAGCTATATGGTCATCATTATAATTAGTAGATACATTTACCACCCCCCTTCTTGCGAGTATGTGGTCAAGTCTCTCATTATTCTCATCATAGACAGCCTTGACAGAAGTAACAGGATATACATCAGTAGTCTGTGTGCCACCTACTAATTCATTTTCTAAAATCTTCTTTATTTTTCCCATTTCTTTTCTATTATGATATTACTATATCTGGAACATCTCCTACATACTGAAATATTAACTGACCCACAGATTCTATGGTAATATCTATCAAGATAGGAGTCCAGCCACCATTATTAAAAAAAAATAGCTTGAAGTTCCCATCTGGTAATGGCTTTAACCATCCTACATTTGTATCTGTAGGCTCAGTACTACTAATCAATAAATTTCTTACTACTTTCATTTTTTTTTTTTTTTTATGATTGTAATGCTCCTGAAGCTCTAAGTGCTGATAACAAAGCATTAACCTTAGCACATATTGCAGCAGCATCCTCAGTACCAGCCAAATCTGCAACTGCTGCTGCCCTCAATACCCCACCTCTTACTGAGGTAGAAGCATTAGGTAATGTATAATTGTTAGCATTAGAAGCTATATTATCTAACTTAGATTTATCAGCAGCACTCATAAGACCATTAGCTGATGGAGTTGCTGCATTATAGGTAGTATTAGTATCAGTCCAAGGCACATTAACCTTCATGGTACCATCAGAATTAACCTGCACCTTATAATCTCTTCCTGATGTAGTACCAGTAGTGGCAGACTTAACTCCACCTAAAGCAGATGCTGAAGCTATAGGAAGGGTATAAGCAGAAGGAATAGTAGGCTTATTACTTAAATCATCATATGAGCCACTCGTAGCTACAGCAGCCAAGGTAGGGAAATCAGTTATATCTGACTTTGTATGGGTATGTGATGATGGAGTAAAAGACTCAGGTTTATCATCAATATCATCCCATTTTACAGTGGGAGCATCTTGACCTTTAATATCTTGCCATCCCTTTTCTCCATAGTATTTAAGTTTCCCACCATTAAGCCATAAGTCTTGAACACTTGGAGCTTTAATATCTTCTATAATATCTCTAAATCTTCTCATTTTTGAGTTGTTTTATTTGAAGTTTTATTTATTTGCTTTTCCTCCAACCTTGCATCAGTACTTGCCTTAGTCTTATCAAGCTCAAGCCTTTCCCTGTCAAGTTTTATTCTTTCATCAAATTCTCTTATTTGCTCCATTAGCTTGTCTTTAGCCTCTTGTGAATATTCAGGTTCTATTATACCATCATCTTCACTATTCTTGCTATAAGCTTGCATCTGTGCAATAATAATCTTTGTCTCATTATCTCTTTGGTTAAGAGCATCTTCCTGTTGCATCTTAGCCTGTTCCATCTGAGCCTTCTGTTCTATCTCTTGTTGCTGTACTTGCAACTGTTGTTGCTGTGCTTGGGCTTGTCTCTCTTGGATACTTCTTTCATCCTTTTCAACAAGTCTTTGCTTCTCAGCAAGTGAAGATGAACTGAATAGCTTCATAATAGTTGAGAATGATAGAGTCTGGTTCTGCAATGCTGCCTGAGCTAAAGTATCAAGTTTTGAGTTTAATTCTTGAACACCATTGCTACTATCCACTACAAGACCATAATCAGCTTCTACAAATTCATCACCATCTATCTCCATAACTCTCATTGAGTTATCTGATAAGATATATTGAAATTTCTTGCTTCTGCCTCTTAATGCTATCTTAGCTGTTTCAAGTAAGCACTCTAATGCCCTCTTCTTGACATCCTCATGTACTACAAATAGCCACTCTGTAATGTGAGAAGATTGCAGCATGCTTCTCTCTACTCCACCTACTGTCTCTCTATTACTTACTTGACCTTCCCTCTGTTTGGTAATACCAGCAACTTCTGCCATTTCCATCTTGATAAACTCAAGAAGATTAATGTATTGCTGTATCTGATTACCATCAGAAGCTGTAATTACACCAGTGGAAGCATTGTTTAATGCACCTGCAAGTTTACCTGTAGCTGCACCTACATTACCCTCATTGAAGCTGTCTTCTACTGCAAGACCCATTGTCTTTGCATAGTATAACCACTTCTCTACATCCCATCCTTTAGGCTTTTTGGCAAAGTCAAGTCTAACTAATGAACCCCAGTTTCTTGCCATCAGTTTATTCAATCTATCATGTATTGCATCATACAAGTAATTGTATGGCTTCATCATGTCTACTAAACTGAATGGTCTATTGTCATTAAGGTTATAAATGGAGCCAACAATTCCAAAGTGACATCTTGAAGGGTTACTTAGTCTATTGTACTGAACTACTCTTGGTCTCATATTGACATAAATATCAGTACCAATCTTAGTTCCTTCCCATGCTTCATTGATGTAGAATACCTGTTCCTCTTCTCCAGCATCCTTATCTATTACATAAGTCTCTGGGTAGAAGTTAAATACTTCTTCACCTGTTTGAGGGTCATAACTTCTTACCTTCTTAATCTTTCTCCTTGACTTCCAATATACCCTAAGTACTCTCAAGTTTCCTGCAACATCATAAGGAAGAAGTGAGTTATTAACTCCATCATATCCTCCTAATGGGTCCCAAAAGAATCCCTCTGTACTTATTTCATCTCCTATCATGTTGTTATTGACAAAGCCATATCTTTCATCTATGTTATCCATAGAGTCTGTAGCAGCTTGACCTACATGGTCAGGCATCTTCTCTATGTACTCCATATCTTTCTTTGTCAATACATCATAATAGGTATCAATGACTTTGCCTGGACTCCAATAATCTTCAAGGATTATCATATCTGCATCCTCAATCTTATTGCTATATCCTGACTTAAAGATTCTTACCTTGAGTGGATTTAATCTCTCAATAGTAGGCTCTCCTCCTACAATATCACATTGATAAATCTCTTCACCAACTGCCATTGCATCCATGAAGCCTTGGTTGAACATTAGAGGGATATTTAATTCCTTTATATAATGGTTTAATAGGGCATTTGCCCTTATTTCCCTCATATCCTGCCACTCATAGCTGTAATAGTCATTTATCTTTTCAAGCTCCTGATTAGCCTCTTCCTCTGACTGAGAAGTATTAGATACCCACTCTTGTAGCTTCTGTAGTAATTCTTGCTTCTTGTTATTCTCTATCTCTGTAATAGCATTAGGATTAGTAACTACTACTTTGAAGTCAAAGATTCTCTTACTTTCCTCACCTCTAAGCACATTCAACTTACTATTCATAATAGGATAGTGTTGAATCCTATCAGGTATGAAACCTGCCTGTAGCTTTTCAGGATTCAGTATCATCTCAAGGTCACTCATGTGGAGTTTACCATTGAGCAAGTCATAGTTAATTTTCTTATGTATTACAGATTTTCTAACTAAGCTATAATTGAAGAAGGTCTTACTGTCTGCCCAATCCAAGTGCTTCTTCCTCCAAGCTTTATTTTTCTTACTGAAGGGAAGTTGCTGTGGAGGCAAGTTTATCATTTCATATCCCATATACTTCAATTTAATTACTGTGCAAAGGTAAGTAAAATCCTTGACCTATGCAAGTATATAAGTAATTTATTAACCATTAGCCTTCATTTTTACTAAATTTACTGCCTGAACCTAAAGTCATAGTTTCTCTTGAAGAATAGGTCATTACCGTCATAATTATTATTGGCTCTCTCCTGCTTCTCCTTACTAACATCTCCTTGGTATCTTATCATCCTATCCTCTCTTAAAAGCATTAACATACCCATAGCAGATATTCTATCGAAGTTACCTTCAGAGTTGTAATTAATAAGCTCTTTTAGCAGTGCCCTGTTCCTTACAGTAAATAACCTTGGAACCTTTACCTCTTTCTCTTCTCCATCAATAGTCTGCATAATAGGAACTGGAGCCAATAGCCAGCTTCTCAATCTACTCCTTGCATAAGCATTAATGGCAGGAGAGGCATTAGTACCTTTTGACTTGTTACCATAGCCATCCTTCATCATCTGCTTTTCCTTTAAGAAATCAAGAACATCTGTAAGAAGATAAAGACTATTTCTTGTCGAGAAGTGAGAGAATAAGCCTTTCTTATTATACTCATAATTCAACCTACCATTGTAGAATAGACAAAGTTTTCTACAAATCTCATAGTAATCATCAGCAAAAGATGGTCTTCCAGTATATTCAGCCACTATCCTATCTGTCCATAGGTCTAATACAAATATAGAACCTAAAGACATAGTATTTGCCTCATCATCATCATAAGGGTCAGCACCTAATATATACCTGTCATTATATGGCTTACCTGTATTCTTATCAATCTCAGGCATTTGGTATATCTCAATAGCACCTTCTATCTTATTATCCTTATGAGGAAAGTCCCTAATAGGCATGGCAGAGGTAGGTTTGTACTCCACTTGACCATCTTTACTGAACACCAAGTCACCTACATATACATCATCATACTCTGTAGGGTTAGCATCTAATTGACCTACTCTTTCAGTCAAGTCAGCTACAGGGAACATATTTACACCTGTCTTAACAATAGCCTCAGCAGGAGTAATAGGAACCTCAGCAATGGTCTTAATGATAGTATTAGGGTCAGTAGAATTGTACTTTACTCTGTACCTATTCATAAGAATCTCAATAAGAGCCTTAATCACATCAGATACACCATTCTCATTATAGCATCCCTTTCTATTTACATAGCCAGGGAAGAAGAATACAAAGTAAGGTTTACCTTGGTTATACTTATCAAATACATTAGGTAAGGCATACATATTATAACCTTTTGGGTTATACATAATTTCTTGAGCACCAGCAAAATCTGACTCATTATCACCAGCAGTACCTAACATATAGATTTGACCAAAGACAATATCACCTTCTTGTACTGAAGGCAACAATACATTATACAAGTCTACAAGTCTTGGGAATGTACCAAACTCCTCAATAAGAATCTTAGCAGCTCTCTTACCTCTCAACTTAGACTCATCATCCTTAGATGATACTCCAAGTACTGTATTTTGAGTACCTCTTTCAATATCAAGGTCTACATCCTTATATCCCATTATCCAAGTCATTTCCTGCAAAGAGTTCTTTAATCTCTTTCTTGGAAACTGGGTATTGGTTGCACAGAAATTAGCCATATCCACAAACTTATTAAGAACACCATCCTTAGTAAGGTACTCCTTCTGATAGGCAGTTACTATACCCTTTACCTTTTCATGTGCTTCTTCATTTTCACCTACTACAAAGATGTGGTTAAGTATGGATGCAAGACTATATGACTTACCTTTACCTCTGGAAGCAAGCTCAGCCATGTGCTGACCTCCCTCAAAGTTATTGTACAAGCCACCATTTGATGCTTGGTCTAAGCAATGGAATCTCCAATAGATTCCTTCCCAACATTCAGGAAGTGCTTCTATTCTATCAGCTCTTTTAGACTTTCTCTTTTTACCATTCTTATCTTTATACTCTCTAATCTTAGAGAGCATCATAGGAGAATAGTTAAGGAACCAATACATATAGCCTGTAACCCATTCTCCATCACTTTCCCTCACATAACCATCCCAGATTCTTCTCCTTTCCTCTCTTACCCATTTACCATACTCACTATTAGGATTGGCATTAGGTCTGAGGTTAGTAAATGTACCATACTTCTCATAATGTATAGCAGATGGTCTGAAATAGTCCATATCCTCCAATATATGAGGATTAGCCAAGTCCACAATGATTCTACCTCTATCATCTCTTGGTCTATCCTTGGCATGTTCTCTTGCAGGACTTATCAATCTCTTGACAAACTCTACATTATTTATAATATCAAATAACTGGTCCTGAACCTCCTGAGGAAGGCTATTGACCAATTCCTCAGTCAGCTCAGTCTGATATTCATTCATTGGTATCTTCTGAAACTCCATTATATTCTCCCTTTATAACTGCTTCATAAAAATAAGAGCCTATCCAATTGAATATTGATGTACTCAACATAATATCCATCTTCCCTAATATACTCTCTTCTTGACCATCAGGAACCCTAGCAATATGTTGTATCTTCATTACTTCATAAGACTTGCCTCTCTTAGTAAACCAAAGAGTGTACTTATAAGTCTTATAGACCTTAAATGAGGAATGAGGTATTATTTCCCTCTGTAATACAATATGTCCTACATTCTCAATTCCCCTTTCACCTCTCCTTATCTCAATATGTTTATTGAGACCTTCTATTATATCTTCTGCTTTCATAATTATAGTGCTAAGTCATCCTCAAATATAGTCTTTTCTCCCTGTCCTCTCATTCTGCCTGACTCTCTCATTTCAGAGTTAAGTGCCTTTTCAGCCTCATTGAGGTCTTTCACAAGAGAAGGTATTTGCTTAATGAGGGCACCTGCTTCTTTCAAGTCCTTAATTTCAAGTTCATCAAACTCTTGGGCTTTCAGTCTTTTTCTATATTTATCAACCATAAACCTCGTATCTTCAAGGAGTAAAGCTGAGATTGGCTTAAAGGACTTATAAAATTCCATTGCCTCTGTTACTATTCTGTCTGGTTCCCATTTAGGAGGTAATCCCTCTCCCTCTTTAATAGCTTCCATTCTTTCCTTGTCATCTACAAGGTACTGATAGTCACTTCTTGGGTCGCAGAAAAAATAAATAAACCCAAGTTCCATAATAGCCTTATCCTTATTAACAGTCTTATCTCTTTGCCATATTTGTCTGAAAGGTTTAAGAGCAAAGGCTTCCTCAGATATTACTACTTTGTAACCTTCATATTTGAACAATTTTATCATAATCTAAGAAAAAAAAAAGAGTGTATCAAGATTAGTTTTCCTGATACACTCTTTTGAATTATACAATTAGTCTCTTCTTCTCTGGTTGAATGATTGGTGAAGGAGTTGGGTCAGGAACTTCCTCATACTCTTCAATAATGAAGTCAATATCCCTATCCTGTAGTAATAGGCACTGTTTTCCATCCATCTCAACAACATCAAAGTTGTAAGTTATGATAGGGTTATCAGTGATTACTCCATCCTTTAGAGAACCTTCTTTGTGCTTCTTTACACCAAATCTTGTAGGATTAACCCATACCAAGTCACCAACTTTAATGTCTCTAACAGAGCTACCCACTGCAAGTACCCTCTGATATTCCTTCAAGCTGCCTTCTCTCTTAGTCACATCAATAAGACCAGCTCCTACCATCATATCATGCTCATACTTATCCATTGTAGTGATAAGTGCAGTGAACATTGGCTTTATCTTCTTAACCTTCAACATACTCAATGACTTTTATACCATATTCTACAGCACAAGAGTGCTCAATCTTACAACCTCTATATTTGTCCCAGTCTTTAGCAAAATATGCAGCATCTGCCACAGATAATAGCTCAATTGATTTACCCAAGAACCATAGAGGTCTTGCATCTACTGGTGCATCTTTGAAGAAGCTATCAATTACTTCCACATCATCATTGAGTACTGCCTTAGCCTCTTCCACTGCTTTGGCTCTTTCTGCTTCTATTTCTTCATTTGTCTTGCCCTTCATGGGCTGACTAATAAACAATTTCTTCATTTCTTCTCCCTTATCTGTTTTATAAACTTGAGTCTCTTTTTCATACCTAACATCCTATCATAAGTGCAAGTCAATTTACCCAGTGATGGAATGTTGAAATTTGTTCTTAACTTAGCAAAATCCTCTTCATTAAGATTCTCCTTTAATGGCAAGGACTGTATGGATTGGTTAATGAATAACCAAAATGCCTTATATGTTTTATCTACCACTTCTTTAGGTAAATTCAACTCTTCAGAAACCTTACCAATTATATCAGGATAATTCATTTCAATTCAAAAAGTAACAATAGTTGGAAAGTGCCAGTCTCCTCATCAATGTTAGGAATAAACCTTGGATTAATCTTGCCATCAATGATAACCTTATTCTTCCTTAGCTTTCCCATAATTACTTGAAAGTGTGGGAGAGTAATATTACACTCTTCCCTTACTTTCTTCTTTGTATCTTCACTCATTGTAACCTTATCAAGTATCTCATTGTCCTTGATAACTTTACTGAGTTCATATCTCTGCTTAACAAAGGATGTAATTACATCAATCTCTCTATCAGTTAGCTTATGAAAAGGCTCTAAAAATTCAAACCAATATCTAAAGAATTTACCATTTAATGAAGTGGGGATTCTAACTATATTGTTAGCCTTCTTCATCTTGTAATTTACTCTTCAGTTTTAATATCTGGTGTTTCCTCTTCCTTGTTATCTTCCTCAGTCTCTTCAGGAACTGTCATAATTTCCTCAATCTCAGCAATACACTTTTCAAGGAAGTCCTGCTTGAACATATGTCCATTCTCTACTACCTTAAACAAGTAGTCAAGTCTCTTGAACATATTACCCATATTAGCAGCCTGTAACTTCATATACAACTGCTTAGCCTGCTCACTAAGCTGATGAGCTATGTTCTCTAACTGCTCATAAGACATCTTCTCAGGTCTCTCTGTTTCCTTTGTTGTTGGCTGCATCTCTACAACCTTTCCCTTTTGCTCTTCCATTTTACTTTATAATTAAATTGTTAATACTCTTCAAGGTATCTGTGTCTATATCTATTTTTGTAGAGGGTCTCCCATTCCTCTATTGAACATTCTCCTATATCAGTGGAGCCACACTCATCACAGTAATCTGAATCCTCCATTCCTGGAATGTTCCTAATATTCAATGATAGACAATGCTTGCAGTATAATACTGGCACTTCATTGTAATCATTAGGCTGATTTTCTGTGTTTAAGTTGCTCATAAATCATCTTCTTTCTGTCATTCAGACTATTCTTACCATGCTTAGCATTGTTAAAAGGTCTCTTAGGATAAATAAATCCATCAAGAGATATATGACTTCTTCTGATTGCTCTCCCTACAGATTTAAACCTGCTTACTGCTTCATAGGTTCTCAGGTGAAGAATACCTCTTTCATAGAAATCTCCTACAATATCTACTCTATTCTTCTTCATGTAATCCTTGAACTCCTCTTCACTCATCAAGGGTCTTTCTATTGTCTTCTGCTCTTCCATTTCCATAATGTTTTTATCTAAAGTAAATTAATACAAACTGACCATTTTCTTTAAGTAGAGAAACTATATCCTCTCTCTTAATTCCATTCTCATTGGCTGACCTTACAATACCTCTAATTGTAGTATCAGTTAATGCAGTCATAACTTGATGAACCTCTGAACCATTGGTCTTTTTGGTTCTTGTCATCCTTGCCTTTTCTATCTCTTCCATATTATCTAAATTAGTTGCGGGGGAGAGACTCGAACTCTCAACCTCAAGGTTATGAGCCTTGTTAGCTACCATTGCTATCACCCCACGATGTATATTTGAGCAGATAGTGGGAATCGAACCCACACATTAACATTGGAAGTGTTACATACTAACCTTTATACTATACCTGCATTTGAGTAGATAATCAGACTTGAACTGACCCCTTGACATTGGCAATGTCATGTGCTAACCACTAACACCATACCTACATTATAGAGCCTCCTGAAGGATTTGAACCCTCTCTTCCTGTTTACAAGACAGGCTTGCTAAACCATTAACACTAAGGAGGCAAATGGTACTCCCACTGGGAGTTGAACCCAGACAACCATTACTGGTCAAGGGATTTTAAGTCCCTCGTGTCTACCAATTCCACCATGAGAGCATCTCTTGTCAATAAGGTCTTATATCACATAAGTGGAATAAGTAGTCATACTTATTGATATTCTGAATAAAGGTCTCACATTCAGATGTTATACCTTTATATATGGTCTCTTGAGGAATCTTATCATAGAATGCAATAGTAGCAGACTTAACTTCACTTATAAAGTCAAAAGCATTCAGTGCATCACTTGGAGTTCCTTTAATTACATTAGGTTGCATCTTGCCAAGTATTCCCATATACCCTTCTGCAAGCCCATCCTGATAATCTGACAATATATCAAGGAACTCATCAAGATATACATGGATATTCTTCTTAGGTGCTGCCCAATGCAGATTCTTACACTTAGTCTTCCAACCTTCAAGCTGATTTAAGAAGTTGATAAAGAACTGAGAACCAGATACTTCTGTACTTCTGCTTGATTCCATTGGAGTAAATAGGCTATCTTCTTCAAACATATTCTCTTATTTTGATGGTGCAAAGTTAAGCAAAATATTTCAATTAACCAAATATTTTCACAATTATTTTCAAATTATTTTTAGTACCCTCTAAGAGACTCGAACTCTTACACTACTATTACTTCATGTCTGCTTCTAAGGCAGATGTGTCTACCAAATTCCACCAAGAGGGCATTAGTACTCCTGAAGAGAGTCGAACTCTTAATCTTTATTTCAAGCCCCGACTTTTGAGGTCAGTGTGTATTCCAATTCCACCACAGGAGTATATAGTGGGTACTCAAAGAATCGAACTTTGTTCTAAGGATTTTCAGTCCTCCGCAATGTAACCATACCTGCCCAGTACCCATAATGACTTATTTGTGTCTCTACCCACATCACTTTCCATAAGTCAAGGACAAAGATTTCTATTGAAGTGGGGCAGAAAGGAATTGAACCTTAAATAGCCTGAGGCAGTGGATTTACAGTCCACACTAATTCACCACATTAAAGCTACCCCATATAATATTTATTACTCACTCCAACATCAAAGGAACTATATTCCAACTGGAATAGTTCCTGTAGGTGTCCAAGCATAAGCCTTAGCAGCTTGTCTAAAGTATGCTTTAACACCCCTCTTAATTAATGAAATAACCTTTTTCATAACAATAAAAATTTGGAGTTAATAATATGTTATGTTCCCCCATAAGGAATCGAACCTTACTCTCAGGATTAAAAGTCCAGAGCATCCACCATCAATGCTTTGGGGGAATATTTGCCAAGGTTGAGGTTGTGCTCCCACAAGGACTTGAACCTTGAGTCCCCTGTTTAAGAGACAGGTGCTTTAACCAATTCAGCTATAGGAGCATTATTTCTTTTCATACTTTTCAGACCATGCTTTAGTAATACCTGCTGATGCAAATACTCCAGCAACAGCACCTATATAAGCAGCAAGACCATTAAGGTCTGTCTGTATAGTATGATTATAACATATTTCTATTATAAGAAGTACAGCAGGAACTAATAGTAGGATTAAACCTATTAAGGTAACTGCCACTAAGAAGAAGTTCTTTGAAGAAACTCCTGTATTATTCTTTATAAGTTTATCTATATAACACATAGACTTGGAGGTGGGATTTGAACCCACGAATCATCAGATTTGCAGTCTGTGCCCTTAGACCACTCAGGTACTCCAAGTTATAAACTAATTAATCCTGCATGTATCTCTCTATGACAGTTAGCACAAACTAATATACATTTATCTACCTCTGGTTTAAGGGAATCAAATGATTTAGTCCCACCACTAATAGTAAAGTCTTTCTTTTGTGGATTCAAATGATGGAACTCAAGAGCATTGATACACCTATTATATCCACATATCTGGCACTTACCTCCTTTATATTCTATTAGTTTCTGCTTTATAGCACTTCTGTATCCTGAAGTATCTCTTGCAGGTTTTATTTGTCTCTTAGGTCTATCCTTAAAAATTATAAATTTCTTTAAGGCTTCATAGGATATGTGAAGAGTTTTAGCTACAACCTTAATATTGCCTATTTTATCATATAACCTTTGAGCTTCTATCTTTCTACTTTCATCTATCATAGTACTGGCAGAGGGGTTTGAACCCACATGCAACCTATTACCCTTTCTACTGTGTATAAGACAGAGGGGATATGCCAGTATATTGGGGTGTTAGATGGGATTTGAACCCATGCCATAAGGAGCCACAATCCTCTGCTCTACCTGACTGAGCTACTAACACAGTGCTGATGGAAAGACTCGAACTTTCAACTACTGCCTTATGAGAGCAGCCTTCTACCATTGAAGTACATCAACTATTACTCTTCTTGACCAATGTTGGGATGGTGAGAATTGAACTCACCTGTAACCAACTACTCTTTCAACTGCTTATCAGACAGAGGAGATACATCCCAATGTGCTGAGAAGGCAGGAATTAATTATAGGTATGGGGTTAAATCTAACCTACCTGAGTGTACTTTTCTATGACAATTTGCACATAGTGGAACACATTTATCAAGTTCCTCCTCCATTTTTCTTAAAGAGCCTCCTTTTACCATGTGTGCTAACACATCAACCTTATCCCTTAAATGGTGGAAATCTATACACTCAGGGGCAGACTCTCCACATACTATACAAGGGTGTGTTGCCTTATAGTTCTCATAAAACTCTTTTATTTTGGCTTCTGTTCTTTTATTTCTTTCGTAGTGAGATTGTTTATTACTATAGTAATACCTTAGTTTATACTCTCTTTGACATTCTTTACATATAGTACTTCTCTTTCCTGTTTCT